ATATATACTCCTAAATCTCCTTGAGTACCGCTAAATCCATTTGAATTAGTTCTAATTAAATTACCAGTTTCAGCTGATTCAATAATATAGAAGGTTCCGTTCTCAGTTAAAGTACCATCATCAGCTTGAGCTATCGTGAATGCACTTTTAAATGTAGTTGTTTCGAATCCTTGATCATCTTTTACTGATCCAGTATAAGAATACGTACCTGCCGGTACATTAGCTGTTGGAAAGACTCTTGCTGTTGTACTATTTACCCAAGATGCTGTTACAGGAGCTGTTGATTCCCATGTTAATGTATCTTGATCTATAGCGTCTCCCTCAGTATCTGAGAAAGTAAACTGATAGATATAGTTAGCTGGTCTAGCACCGTTAGTATTAAGGAATTGAGTTCTAGGACTAGTAGAAACAGAAGGTCCAACGTTATCTGTAACGTTAACTGTAAATGTTTGTTGAGTAGTAGTACCAAAAGCATTAGATGCTGTTACTGAACCGTTTAAACTATCTCCTCCTACTGTTGCACTTCCTGATATATTTCTATTGATAGTTAAATATCCGCTACTATTGACTGCAAAATCAGAAGTTGGATTAACTGTCCAAGATACTGATTGGTTAGAAGTAAATCTAGAAGTAGTTCCTGAGAATCCAGTTGAACTATCGTAGATACTATCTCCATTTACTGCTGATTCTATAATATAAAATGCTTGTACTCCGTTTAATGAAGGAGCAACATCGTCTGCTATAGTTAATTCTATTGCAGCAGAAGCAGATGTTGTATTAAATGCATCTGATACTGAAGCTGAATAGAAATATGAGTTAATCAAGTCAGAGTTAATGAATTGACTTCCTTTTCTTGTTACAACTCCTGTTGAGCTCATAGTAAAAGGATCTTCATCAGGATCAGCTTGACTTGTTCCTGTATATGTACCGATACTGACAGGAGTACCGTCTAATTTTAATCCAGCTAAGGTAAAATTAGTAAATACTATTGTATCACCTTCAGGATCTGAAGCTGTTATTTGTTTTGAACTATCTCCGTCGTTTTCATCTTCACTAAACCCTGTTATAGTTTGATTATTTATAGTTGGTATTACGTTATCTGTTACATTTATAGTAATCGGTAAAGAAGTAGTAGCATCTGTGTCTTGGCCTGCAATAAAATGTTCATCTGATGCAGTTATAGAGAAACTATAAGAAGAAGTTGTTTCAAAGTCTAAAGATGCTGTTGCTTGAGCAATACTAACATAAGTTCCATACTTAGTTATGGTAAAATGATCTCCTGCTACTGAACTTGAAGTAATAGTAATAGCATCACTATTGATATCAGTAAAATAAATCTTTGTTACCTCTCCAGTTGTAGCATTTTCGTTTCTAGCTGTAGTAAATGAAGTAATAATACTACCTCCGGTAGATACTTCTCTAAATACTGGTGCAGAGTTTGCTGTTACATCTATATATAAGTTCTGATCTCTAGTTGCTCCGAAAGTATCCGTAGCTCTTACAGGAACTAAATGAGCATCTGTTCCATCTCCTCTATCTACTGTATTAAATAACTCTACAGTTGAGCCTGTAGCTAAAGTTACTACTCCATTTGCTGCTACACTTACAAATCCATCAGTATAAGATGGTTGAGCTGAGAAAGTTATTGCTTGAGCTTCAGGATCATTACCAGTTAACGTATGAATCGTTGAACCAGATACTAAAAACTCTGCTATATTAACATTAGCTGCTGAAGTAAATGAAGGAGGATCGTTTGGATAGAATACTTTCTCTAAAAAGTCAGATATACTACCTGAAGTTCCTGGATTAAATGAAGAAGTAAAGAATCCTGGTAGATGAGCTTGGGATATAACTCTATTTCCGTTAAATACAGATGAATCTACTCCTCCTCCAAAGCCGCTCCTTGCAGCTGATTCAGAAATAAAGTTATCTGATATAAATGAAGCAGAATCTGCTTGAACTGCATGAGAAGAAGAAATTTCTGTTATTATTTCATGAGAAGCTGATACGGCATATGATGCAGTAGCTACAGATATAGTTCCATTCGCTAAAGATGCTGTATAACTATTAAAAATAGTCTCATCTAGCTTTCCAGTACCTACATCTTGACCATTTACATTAATCGATCCAGAGATATTAAGAGATCCTGTAAGGATTCCTGATCCGCTTAAATGCGGGCTAATCTGTTTCCATTGTACTAAAGCCATCTACTAATTTAATTTACCTATTAGTGTATATTCATCGCTATCACTCAAACTGAATCCTAATTCTGTTCTATTTAATACAACTACAACACCAGAACCACTGTCTGTGATGCTTGTTAATGCTTCTCTTTCTACTATTAGACCGTTAATAAAGAATTGGAAGGTTTCTAAACCAGGTGGATCTTCAAATCCAGCCGGTACATCAGCAAAACTAAGACTAGTAAAGGTAACACTGCTTGCTGCAGAGTCTACAACTGCAGAAGTATTAGTAGTACTGTATATTTTCTGTAAAGTTACGTATAATTTTTGTTCACTTGTCATAGATTCTTGTATATTAATATTTTGCAAGTCTTCTCCTGCTTTATCATAGAATTTACTTGTAGTAGAGTTAGTTCTTGCTATAGTATACCTATTTCTATCCACTGTTGCTGTATCTTCTACTGTTTCTACTCCAAAACTTACTCTTCCTTTAGAGTAAAATTTACCGCTCCCTTGTATTGCAGCATTTATACTATCTGGTACTATATGTCCAAGGAGATTGAGGGTAAAATTAGTTTTTACCGTTCTATCTTCACCTTGATTCATTTCTGTAGCAGTAGCATAACTATCAATCATTGCTCTAAAGCTAAATTTATTAGGATCTCCCCAATAAGCATCAGAAGCATAGTTAATACTCTCTACTAGTTTATTCATTTGCTCTACATACTGGGTAAAAATGATGCAAGAGTATGTTATATTAACATAATCTGGTATAACAACGCCTTGATACTCTTTTACCTCGTCTCTACTAGTCAATACACTGAATCTATCATAAATATTCTTTTTTGAGTATCTTTTCTCAAAAATCCCAAAATTTAATGGATTATTTGCATCTAATTTATTACCTAACTGTCTATTCTTTTCTAATGAGTCTCTTTTTAACATGATTAGAGGGGTCATTATCTTACCATTTCTATCTCTATAGAATCCATCCTTTTGTACTGCTTTCCATCTTTCAGGAGAACCGTATATTACGGGTACATTTGTTTTTTTACCGTTTCTTATTACTGAAGGTCTAATAACATTATCGAAATAGTAGAATATAGCTTCATCTATATCTCTTAAACCTATACTAAACTGTTTTACATCATCATCTTTAACAGATTTCTGTAATTCCCTACGTTTAGGATTAACTGAGGGTAGACCACCTTGATTTAACAGAGGTTCTCTTAATCCTTCCGATATCTGCTTCTGACTTTTAGGTGTAGGTTTATTTGACATTATAATTCGTTTGGCATGTTATTAAAATTAATACCTAAATCTTCTACTCTTGTTAAATGACAGCTTAAAACTAATGATAATGAAGATCCAAAGTTTCTACCGTAGCTAGTTAAGTTATATTGTTTATCTTTACCTAAGAAAAACTGATTTTCGTTAACTGTATCTACTAAAAAGTAGTCTTCATGCCAAGATAACACATCTCCTACTTCAGGAAATACGTTAGTATCTATTAAATCTTGTTTTATAAACGCAAAAGTCATTTCTCTTGATAAATTAGGTCCCATTTCATCTACACTTATAACTTTATCTCCTCTAGTTATAAAACAATTATGTTTTACAGGGGCGTTATACACTTTTTCAAGTGCTTCTCCGTAGATATTGGATTCAGTACCGTATAAATCTAATTTATAGTATAGTATTTCTTGTTCTACTATATCTTTCAATAGTTCTCTATTGATACCTACTAATAAATCAAAATCTCTGTTACTTCCGAATAGCATTATTTTTCTTCTATAGTCTCTGCCCCTACTTCTACATCAATTATATTAGTATACTTACTTATAGCATTACTTTTAAGTGCTTCAAATGCTTCTGCAGGTTCTTTTTGAGTGATTATTTTTACTTTATATGTAGCGGTACTACTATCTGAGTCTTCTCCCGCTACTGTAACTGTAGTAACCCCTGGTAATGCCCGTAAAGCATCGTCGTACCCTTGGGATCCTTCTTCTCCGTATGTGACTTTAAGCATAGCTTCATAAGTCTTGTAGCTTATCTCTAATATAATGTCTACTAACTTCATTATCCTATGTATATATGCATTGGAACACCATTTAAGGTGTCACTTATGTATTTTGTTTGTGCAGCTTGCATTTCTAACTGAGTACTTAAAGAAGCTGAGCTTAACATTTCACGTAATGCTGTTATATCTGCTTCTTTTTCACTTCTTACATCTGCTAATAAGTCTGCTTGGTTTAAAGTAGCTTCTGAACCGGGTACCGGTACTGTTTGGTACTTACCTCTTACATAAGCTAATACTTCTTTAGATAAAGTAGCAGCATATTTAAAGATCCATTGACGACCTATTGAATTAATCTCTTTATATACAGGGTTTTTTGTAGGAACGTTAGATAAGTCTGTTATTTCAGCTTGAGTATCCATTGATTCTCCTCCTCCACCTATAAGAGCACCTGTACTAGCCTCAGCATTTATATCTAATCCATCATATACAAAGTTCTTTTCTGATTTTATCATATATTCGAACTTTAAGTTACCTGCTTTCTTAGGAATAGGGAATAATCTTAATTGATTATTGACTATTTCAAAAGAATATGCAGATCTCCTTATAGTATCGTTAAATTCTATAGCTTGTACTTTAAGTATATCGAAAGAAGCAGGCATTAATAAGAAGTTTACTCCAGGACTATAAGATCCAAAGTCAAAAGCATCCATTAATGATTGTATCCCTGTACCAGTTCCAGCATAAGGGTCAAAATATCTTAATATAGCAGGAGGTGCTTCGTAAAACACTCTTCTTATTTCTATATCAGCAGCTCCAGAGCTACCAGTTATATTATTTTGTACTGCCCATGCATTCATATCATAGTTTTGCTTAGAAGCAGTTACAGGTAATGACCCAGTATAGATAGTAGTAGTACCTCCTACTTCAGCTTCCATACCGTATTGATCAGCTGTTTGTATAGTTCTTCTTAAAGAAGGTTTGAGTAAAGTTTTATTGATAGCTTGTCCTCCTGCTGCTCCAGCTATGTTACTAAATTGCTGAGATGCAAGAGCGGAATAGACTTCATTTCCGTAAGTTGTTACTGCTTCTTCAAATGCTGCAAAGAAAGAATCACATTCTAACTCTACATCCATCATAGGGTAACCTAACTTCTTAGCACAGAACGAAGCTACTTTTGGAGCATCTCTTTGGAACTCAGTATCGCTATCGTAAAATCCGAATGGTGTGGAGCTGCCAGAGGTAAATGTACAGCTACCGTTGTATATAGTAATATCGGCCATTAGTTACAGTTTTATAATAAATAGCCAAAAAAAAAGAGGCCCGAAGGCCTCTCTTTATTATTACTCTAAAGTAAATATTAGATCTGAGCTAAGTCAGAAATAAATAACTTACCGTAGAATTCTGGTCTGATCATCTTCTTAGCATATCTTGTCATAAGACCTTTTCTTGGAGTGAAAGTCTCTGGGTCATATACCATTGGAGTCATCATTAATGGAACGTATGGAGCATATACTGCACCAGTTTCTAAGAATTGAGATCCTCTATATCCTAATAACATAATGTTTTCAGTCATATATGGGTTCTTGTATATCTTAAATCTGTTCGCTAATGAACCAACTCTTTGAACTCCCATGTTGAATTCTTCTGCAGTTCCGTCAGTGTTAGCAGCGTATCCTGGGATACTTTCTAATACTGTAGCAACTGTTGGAGAACATACTACGAAGTTAGCACCACCTCTTAAAGTCTTCTGGTGAATCTTGTTAGATACTTTTTGGATTTTAGTTCCTAAAGTTTGGAACCACTGTCCTTGAGTATTGTAGAAATCAGAAGTTGAAGTAGACCAGTTAGATCCATCCCATACTTTATTGTTTTCAGCTGACCAGTGATCAGTTGTTCTTGCTCCTAAGATTAACATATCTAAGATCTCTAAGTCGATTTCCATAGAAATGTATTCACTTAATAAAGATGTTAACTCAGCCTCAGCGTCGATGCTGTGGTAAGCGTTAAGATCTTGAGCAAATTCTGGTGTCCATTGTGCTTTTAATTTTCTAGTCTTAGCAACAATCGCTTCACTAGATAATTTAACATCAATTTCTGGTATTGTAATAGATGTATCAACTGCAGCAGCAGAATCAGCTTCAAAGTCTCCTCTGTCGTTGTCAACTGGTTGCTTGTGATAGTTTACAGTTACAGTGTGGTTACCAGCTACAGCTCCGTCAGCTACTACGAATACGATGTTAGATCCTTCGATCTTTGTATACTGTGGTAATACTGATACAGCAGCAGATGCAGATACTAATCTGAATGCTCTAATTCCTTCTGCGTCATATCCTGAGATAGCAGATAATGGTACGGCTACTTCATCGTAAGATGCAGGAGAAACTCCTACTTCATAATTTACAGATGCAGAATCAGCGTTTGTTACAGCTGCAGTTCCGTTACCAGATACTTGGTTGATTGAATATCCGAATTGACCTGCTCCGTAAAGACCGCCAGCAACATCTGTGTCAGCAGCAATTTTAGAACCAGCAGTAGATACGTTTCCGTACATATTGTCTTGGTCAGCTCTTCCGTTTGTAGCAGTTCCGTATTTAAAGTCTAAGTAAAATACAAGTCCTGAAGGTAAATTCATTGGTTGTACAGATACAAAGTCTTGAGCTACGATTTGAGCGAATACCTTTCTTACTAAAGGTAAAGCTACTCCTGCCCATTGTTCACCTTGTCCGGCAGAGAAAGATGCTCCTCCGACGTTTGATGTGTTAGCCTCAGCTACGATTTGTTTAGCTTGGTTTTCAAGGATCATCGCCATGTTACTTTTGTGACGTACATCTTCTATACCTTCTAACAAACCTGACTGTGACCATTTGTCTGCTAATTTAGCAGAATCAGCTTGTAAACTCTTGTATGAGTTTGAGCTTTCTAATAGGTTTTTTACTTCCATGTTTGAAATAATTTAAAATTTTAGTTAAAATTGTCTTGGTTTAATACCGGCTAATACTTGCATTCTATGTAGAGCTCCATTAGCTTCTGTTATTACTCCAGGTTTTGCTGCAGTAGTACCAGTTGCTTTTGATGCCATACCTTTAAGCTTGTTTTCCGTTACATTCTCTTTCTTGTTAGAAAAATCACTTTCAGAAACAGTTTCGAATACTAGTTTAACTTCTTTTACATTTTCTGCTCTATCAAAAGCAGCAATTACATTAACTTTTTGAGATTCAGATAAATTGTTTGCTTTGAAAATCTTGTTAACATAAAGTAGTTTTGAATTTAGAAGATTAACCTCTTGAAGATCTGTCTTTAAGCTCTCGATAGTATCCATAGCTTCTTTAAGTTCTTCTTTAAGAGTTGCGTTAATGTTTTTCTCTGAGTTTTCAGGTTTTGAGTCTACTTCGTTTGCAGTAGGTCCTTCAATCACTTCTTCTACAGATTCATCCTTCTTGTCTTCTTTTTTACCTTCTTCTACTTCTTCGTCTTTTTTGTCTTTAGCTTCCTCTACAGGAGCTTCATCCTCAGAAATAGCTTCAAGTTCAGCTAGAAGTTCATCTAAATCGATTTCTTCTTCTTCGCTTCCGCCGTCTAGTTCAGGTTCTTCTATTGGAGCTTCGTCTCCCATTCCTTCGATATCACCACCGTCCATATCATCTGCAGGTAATTCTTCACCGTCTCCGGCTCCCATTTCCTGTGCAATAATATCACGAATCATATCTTTGAATTGATCAACTGAAAGGTCTTTTAGATCCTCATCACCGTCAACAGCGTCTTCCTCACCGTCGGCATCTTCGATGTCGTCAGCAGGTTCGTCGATTGGAGCTTCGTCTTCAGATTCTTCTGAATCATCCTCAGCTTCTTCAACTTCAGCTTCACCAACTGGTTCAACCTCTGTTAGTTCTTCCTCTATTGCTTCGTCTTTTTTGTCGTCTTTAGCTTCATCTACTTCCTCTTCGATTTCGTTTACTGCTACTTCGTCGACGTCTTTGTCTTCCATCTCTTGTAGTTTAGCAGCTAACATATCTTTTAGATGAGGAGTTAAAGTCTCTTCTAAAGCTTCTTTAGCGTTAGCAATAGCGGCTTCTCTTACAGATTTTGCCTCAGCAATAGCTTGCTTAAGTAAATCTTTGTTTGCCATTTAAAAAATTTTGTGATTTGTATAGCTATTAAGAGCTATAATATTATAATAAAGTTGTTCGATACAGTATAAGTGACTGTATATTCTTTATATAAATATATACTTATTCCGAAAAACTAATTATGCTCTTAAAATATCGTTTATAATAGAATCTAATTTAGAAAACTTAGATACTTTCTTTTTGTTCTCATTCAACGATATTGGGTTCATGAATGCCCCGTGAGTAGAAGGATTAGATACAAAATCCCAGCATACTAATTCAAAGTCTGGCTGTACTTCTAACTGTCCTTCATTGGTCTGTTTTACAGAACCGGTACCTCTAGATGAGATACCGATAGTGTGTCCTGCTTTTATTATTTCTTTTACTATGTTACCTGCTGGAGTATTTAATAATTCTACTTTACCCATTAGGTCGTTTCCTTTCCAATATAGTTCTTTTACTATATGAGAAGCGTTTTTTAATTCTACTACAGGAGATTCTGGATGATCTAGTTCTCCAAAAGCGTTGCCGTTATTTACAAACTCTTTAACGTATCTAGCAGCTTCTCTCTCTAATATCTCTTTAGAGTAGGTTCTACCGTTTTGATTTTCTGCAACCGCTCTTTGCATAACACCCTCAACTTCAAATACTCCAGGCTTTTCTTTAGACTCTGTAAGTACCGATTTAAACGGGGTAACATTAAGTAGTAGTTGTGTCATAGTATAATTTTATTTGTCTTTGCCCATTGCTTTTTTGATAGCTTTGTCTTTTGCAGCTTTGTAATCATCTCCGTCAACATCTCCGTCTCCGTCATGATCTTTACCTTTCTTTTCTTCGACAGTTTCGCCTTCGTTAGCAACATCTTCTTCGTTTTTCTTTTTCTTGTGTCCGTGATGACTTTCAGTCAATACGTCTAGATCTCCTACTGGGATGTTCTTAACTGTTTTAGATCCGTCTTTAAAGAATACATCGTAATGAGATACTGAATGAGAGCCGTCTTTGTTTTCAACAATAGTGTGCTGCTCTTCTAAGCAGATACCGAAACCATAAGTTTCATGTACTACGTGTGCTGCACAGTCGTGTGCAAACCCTGGTCCAGCTTCTTCAATACTTTCTTCTTTAGCTTTTTTGCTTTCAGTTAGAAAGTTTCTTAAGTTAAAATTTTTCATGCTTACTTTTTTGTTTTATTGTTTTTATTTTTATTTTCGTATACTGGTGAGAAAACATTCTTTTTAGGTTCTTCCTCATAAACCGGAGTTTCATTTTTTAAAGCATCTACCTCTGCTTGTGATATTGTTCTTATTTTAGGTACATCTAAACCTCTAGTAAAACCAGCTTTTACTACTGGTCTTAAGTCTTTATTGAAAGCGTTTTCTATAGATGGTGCTATAAATCCTCCTACTTTTAATCCTTCTTCATTTCTTATTTCTCCAATAGAATCATATATCTTTTGAATCTTTCCTCTTGTCTTATCATAAAAAGATTCTATCTCTGTTACTATATTTTCTAAAGCTATAATAGTTTCTTTCATCCCTTGAAATGATGAATACTCTTCTGCATACTTAGCTAATTGGTTAGTAGCAGCTTCATTTACATTTCCTTCTTCTAAAATTTTAGTAATGATTGCTTTTATATTTTCTTTAACTAAAGCTACTGTACCTTTCTTTTCTTCTAAATAATCCATTTCGATCATTTCTACCCAATCGTCTGAGTTAAATTTTTTACTACCTCTACCTGCTTCGTCAGCGAAAAAGTTTTTAATTCCGTCAAAAGCATCTTCGAAATCTTCATCATCTATTTGATCTCCTAATCCTGCTCTAACTGCTGCTTTGAAATCAGGCGGTACTTGCTCTAATTCATTTCTATCTCCTGACCAATTCCATATAACATTATTAGGTGAAAGTTCTTGTACGTTTCCTTTCTCTTCTTCGAAATTATAAGTATCTGCAGCATCGCTTCTATTTATAGCTTCATACTCTTTAATGTAGTGTTCCCATTGACTTTTGTAAGCATAATCAAATACATTAGATTGACCTGTCTGGTCTTGTAACTCTCTTTCGTCTTGTTTATAAGTTTCACTAGACATATAGTCTTCTAATATGTCGTTATATTTTTTATCGAAAATGATACTAAAGAATTCATATTCGTGTTCATCGACTATATTGCCGTCTCCTTCGTTTGCTTTAGTATAGTTACTATCTTTATCTTCTTTCTCCTTACCAAATCTATCAATATTCATTACTTCATCTGGTTCTTCTGCTATTACTGCTTTCATTGCTTCTACTTTTTCAGCAGAGCTAGCAGCTTCTTCTCTCTCCATTTCTCTAAGCTTATCTGCAGCAGCTTGTAATGTAGCTACTTCTACTCCTAACTTTTCAGCTAAATCGCTCATTTTTCCTTCTTTAAGTAGTTTAGCAAGCTCTTCTTTATTTTCTTTTAAGTTAGATTTCTTTAAACCGTTAAATACATCTACCTTACCTTCTCCTCTTTTAACTTCTACTTCCTTATCGTGTTTGTCAACTTTAGATGATTCTCCTGAGACTAACATAATATAATGAAGGGGGTCTTTCTTAAGGTTCTTCATTACTATACCTTTGCAGTGGCTAACATCATCCGGGTTAGAAGCATCTTTACCTCTAGCTTGAATCTCATATCTAACACCTCTATCTATAGAGTCAGGAGATATATTTAACTCAGCTCTAGAATCATATGAATCAATCGCTGTCTTTTCATGAATTAATCCTCTATTCTTAAGAATTTGTACTGAGGTGTCATATCCGTTGAATTGGCTAATGACTGATGGATATGCCATACGCATATCTCTTAAGAAGTTTGCTTTAGACAGTTGACCTTCGTTAACTGCTCTATATTTTTCTGTTGCTGTTACCTTTCTCATAAGTAATCAAATCCTTTAGTATGTGATGGCCTTTTAGGACGTTCTTGTCTTTTCCAGCCTAGTTTTTTTAATAATTTTGTTGCTCTATTACCTTTGCTAGATTTACCGAAAGCATTAGGAGTTGCATATTGAGCTCCTTGTCCTGGTGTAAACGTAGCAGATCCTCCTGTCACATTTGCTTCGTCTAATTCTAACATTACCTCTCGAACTAGTTTTCTTAGTTCTGATCGTTTCATAAACTTTTAAGTTCCTGAACTAAATCGTAATATTGCATTAGATTAACTAAATGACTATCATTAATCTTTTCTTTATTTGAAACTGGTTTAATAAATTTCTGAATTTCATTAAGTTTAATCTTAACTACTTTATCAGAAACTTTACTAGCCATTTTTGCTACTTCTTCTTTTATCTTAGCAAGTTCTTCATTAACAATAGTGCGTAAACGTGTACCTGAATTAACTGCTGTAATAAATTCTTTAAGTATATTTTTTTGTTGAGGTAAAAGATCTATATATTTCGAGTTAAATTTTTCTAGTAGAATTTTAAATGTAAGTAATCTTAAATCTTTATCATACTTAGAAAAATCTTCTATAATCGTGTCTTTTACGTCTTTTTTATTTTGAGAAGCAGAAGTTAGATGCTCTAATATAGTAGTCTTATTATTTACTAATATTTGAGGATCTATTAATTTTGTATTATTTTGTGCTTCTAGTAAACAGTATAATGCTGCAAAAGGTTTATAATTACTAACCTGTATGCTAAAAAAATCTTCTATATTATAATTTTCTTTTATTTCTGAAATGAGAGCGTATTTCTGTTTATTAAGTCTTTTTTGATTAATAGTTCTTGATATCTCTGTAATAGTAGAAACTATAGCTTCTGCTTTAGATTGAGATACATTAACGTTTTTAGAAATAAACTCGTATAATTTAAACTCTTTAGCAAGAGATGTCTTACCTGAATAGTGCTTTTTAATAATATTAACTGCTGCTGAGTCCTTATTATTTAAAGTATCTGAAGCTACTTGTTTTACTAGTAGTTCAAATATAAGGCCAGTATTTCGAAATTTCGAGTGTTTTATTTTCATTATACACGTTTACTATTATAAATATGGACTATTTCCCTAAATCTTTTATATTGTCTTCATCTAGTAGTCCTGCCTCGTTTATAGTTTGTTTTTTGAAAACTATATCTTTCAACGCTTCTTTATTTTTATGGTAAACAGCATTTGTTGTTAGATTTTCAGAAACATTTTCATTATCCGAAGGATATCCACCTTTCATACCATGTTGACCTAAAGGATCACGTCCTCCTAAGCCATCGTTAGTCCCGTAGACTGAAGCTTTTTCAACTGGTCTTCCACCTTCAGGACCTGGCTGGCCCCATTCTGGTTCAGATTCAGTTTCAGAGTATCCTGTAGGTAAAGCTTGAGGCTCACCGCCTTTTGGTGTAGCAGTAGATCTTCTACCGTACATAGATGCTAGATCATGCGGTGTACCGTAAGTCATACCAGATTTAGCTGGATCGTTACCTTCTGCTTCTATTTGAGCTAATCTAAATACTCTCTTAATATCTTCTCTAACTAGGTCTCTCATTTCCATATACTTATCTTCTGACATATCAAATATGTTTTCATATATGTAATCTGATGAGAATAACTTAGTATCTTTCATTTGTGAAGCTAAATCTATCTTTTCTTTAAGTAGTGCTATCTTCTCTTGTTCGAATATGATAGATGGAGTTGTAAGTTTAACTTCGAAATTAGTTAATGATTCTCCTGTAAAACCTTGTGTGTATAAATGTACTAGAGCTATCTTAGTTAACTCTGATTCCATTATTTTTTGTAATCTTTCAACCGTTCTTGCAAATCTAATATCTTCTGCAGCTAATGTTGCTTTGCCTTGTAAGTCGCCTTCGTAACCAAAGTACGCTTTAGGAATTTTAAGAGCTGCAAACATTTTAGATTGTAGATACTGTACGTCGTTTGTTCCGTCGTAATCTAATCCTTTAGTAGTTTCAATCTTTGTAGAAGTATCTCCTCCTCTAACTGGTAGGTAGAAATCTTCCATCATATTCTGCATATTGAAACGTAAATTATACTGTCCATCCTCTCCTATATAAGGAGTCTTTTTCATAGTATTAATAGTCTTTTGCATGAATTGCTCTACTTCATTAGGAGGTATAGAACCTACATTTATATAGAACATTCTCTTTTCTGGAGCTCTCATTATTCTATGAATTAACATAGCATCCTCCATTAGAGTAACTTGTTTAAATATTTTTCTAGCTGGTTCTAAATAAGAGCGTCCATAAGGTAGGTAGTTAGTATCAGATATTAATCTAAAATGAGCTATTTCATAATTATCAAATCTTACTTGACTTGACTTACCGTCTCTTTTAGGTAAGAAGTTAGGGTTTTGAGATGCAGCAATTCCTTCTGGATCTAATACAAATTCTACTTTAGATAGATTTTCAGGATCTAATCCTTCTTCTCTAACCATATGATAAACTGTATATGGAAGTACATTATAAACTCCAAATTTCTCTGCAACTTCTAACTTTAAGAAGAAGTCTCCATACTTACACATATTACGTGTCCAGGACCATAAATTAAATTCTATATTAAGAACATCGTAAAATAAGTTATAAAGTACCTTTTGTATATTTTCATCAGAAGATTTTATTGCTAAAATTTCACCATTATCATTTTTTAGTGTAGCTTCATCTGCTAAAATATCTAATGCTGAGGCTATAATTGGATCTGTATCCATAGCTTCATAATCAGAATATAATTGTATTCTTAACGTTTGATAGTTAAGATTAGGATTAAAGATATTTTTATTATTATGAATATATAATCTACTAAATCTATCAACTAAGGAATTAGTTTGAAATTTACCAGTAGTTTGTATTTGATTTACATCAGCAATTTTTAATTGATCTCCTCCTATATTACGTATAACTACGTCATTAGAAAAGAGTCTTTGTAATCTGCCAAATAAGGATTTGTCTGCCATTATGGTACAGTTTTATATATAAATAGTTCTATTTTAACAGCCAGCGAATATCTTCTTGTCCAAAGGCTGTCTTAGTAAGATAAGGATTTTCTCTCTGATTTCCAACATTTTTCATAATAGCTTTGTTTTGAGAGTTTAAATTAGTAAAAGAAGAAAGTTGAGCCCTAGCTAAATCCATTCCTTGCTGTCTTAATCTAAGTGCTGTATCTCTTACATACAGTGCAGTTGCACATGCAATAAGTAAATCATCGTTATATCTATCTTGAGCTTGTGCTTTTCCATTCTTCCATACAAATACTCTCATTTCAGATAATAATCTTTTAGATTGTATAGTAACAGACTTCTCTCTTATATACTCTATCATTTTAGCAATAACTAAAGGTCTAGTTCTAGCTGACATAGTAAATCCGGGTACAAGTTTATCTCTTTCAAACTTAGACATATAAGACTCTACTGATTCCATATTAGCTGTAGAACTATAATAGATGTTTCTATACTCTCTTTCGAGTAGTTGTTCTATGGTAGCCCATCCAATATTAGCGTTTTCTACTACTAATAATGCTTCGTTATATTCAGAAGCTATTCCAACTAAAAAATTACCGAAGTCTTTAGGAGATAGTTTACCTTTATATTCAGCAACTTGTGTACATGTCTCTATATCGAATATATGAAATGCTGAGTAGTCAGTTGCATCTCCTCTAGCGACATCTGCTACAACCATATAAGACTTAGAGTAGTCTACACCTTCCCAAACCCATAAGTTACCATCTATTCCTCTTCTCTCTAATGGATCTTTTAGGTATGTTTGTTCGTAATAAGACATGTCATCTGGTTCGAAAACAGTATCTCCAGATGCTAAGAAATCACAATCACATTCCTGACCGGCCATTCTAGGTCCTAAATCAGAGTTCTGTTGTTCTCTCCACGATTGATCTCTTTCTGGATGAACAGTCCATGGTAGTCTTATAGGTAAGAAGCTATTCTCGCTTGACTCTGCTTTCTCCCATGTTAAGTGAAACCAGTTACCAATACCATTAGGAGTAGATAGTGCCATACATTGTCCACCTGTAGCAAGTGTTTGCTGTGCAGCAGTAAAGGTCTCCTCAATGTTATCTATAAAGGCAGCCTCATCTATCAGTAAGAGTGATACCGCTTCAGAACGTGCAGCATCTGCATTCGATGATTTAGCTGTTATTTTTGAGCCATTTTTCAATCTTAGAGATAATTTGTTTTTCTCCTTAGCAGGTAACTTTAACCATCTTGGTAACTCATCATACATAAACATAGTCTTAGATACTAAGTTACGTGCAGTTGCTTGTGTTGTTGCTAATGCTAAAACGTTTTTATCTTTATGAAATAACATTAGCCATAAGCTATATGCTGCAGCTAGAGTTGAAATACCTAACTGTCTAGATTTTAAAGTTATAATATATTGATGATCTTTAAATAGATTAAGAACTTTTCCCTGAAAAGGGTATAGGTTAAAAAGGATACGTCCTCTAGTTGGATGCTGTATGTAGCAGTACTTCTTCATGAAGTACGCCGGATCTTTAGCGCACTTTAAATATTCCTGTGCTATTATCTTTTTTATGTTCTGTGCCATAACTTTTATTCTTCATCTCCTTTTACTGAACTAGTATCTGGGTCTTGTTCATCTATTTCGCCGACTCCTTTTTTAAATACATTAGGAGCTAGAGCATTGAATCTGATTGGTGAACAAAATGAAGTTGGTTTTGTTTTTATAAATGCTAACCCTTGTTCTAAATTAACTGATAAGTATTTACCAAAAGGGGATATTTTAGGATTAGAGTTTATAAAAATGATATGCTGTACGCCTTCTCTTTTCCAATAGCTTTCAAAGTATACCTGTCTCATAACTACTGCAAGATCACCTAAGTTACTTGAAGTAATTAAATTAACTGAGTCTTGATATATTCCTCTAAGGTCGTCTCTAAGGGTATTTGCTATAGTATCATTAGGTATACCTGCTTTTGCAAGACCTGCTGCTATAGCTTCTGGAGCATTATATACGTTGGTTTTACCAAACTTATCATTCGGTACTCCTGAACGTTCGGCAAGCTCTTGAATTTTAATTCCTCCTGTAAATGCATGATCTCTTTTTCCTAATCTAGCTGCTGTTCCTTTAACCTCTAAATATCCATTCCAATCTAAATCTCCAGCTTCTCCTTTCATCATTTTTACATCTTTACATAAAGTAGCTAATGCTAATTCTGCTTTACCTACTCCTCTTCCTTCTTCTTGACCACCAAGATTAATTAAAGAAACGACAGAATTTTTAGAGACTATACCGTCTAATTTATCAACTAAATTACCAGATACACCTAGAGCTCCAAATCCTGGTAGCTTATCTAGGTTTTCTAAGAATTTATCTAAATCATTATTTTTAGATAATATATTAAAAATTGTATCAGGAGCGTTAAAATCACTTATCGTACCGTCATCTATTTGTTTAGATGCGATATATTCATTAAAAGGTCCTCTATGAGTTCTATGATTAACATATCTATTTAGGTACTCTATAGCCTCAGAATCATCTGCAATTTTTCCTAAATTTTGTTTAAGTAATTCTAATGGAGAAGGTTCTTTATCTTCAGTAAGCTCTAAAATAAGCCTATCTAATATAGCTTTATCTTCCGGATTATTCATGTCCGGTACACCTGTTTTAGTCCTCCAGGCCCATTCAGTATATAATTTATCTGTAATGTTCATTATGCTTCTGGTTCTTCTCCAGGATCTTCAAAGTCTATTGGTTCGTCGGTTAAGTCAGCTCCACCTTCTTCTCCTCCTGCATCATCAGGTTCTCCTAAATCTTCTTCTCCTCCTCCAGCTGCATCATCTCCAGGAAAGTCGCCTCCGCCACCTCCACCGCCTCCGGTGTCAGTATCTGCCGGTTCTCCTTCTCCTGCTCCAGACATTGGTGCTTCTCTGTATAGTAAAGCTAATTTATCTAATGCTTGTTGGTAATCTGCTATGTTAGAAAGAGTATACCTTTTACCCATTATTTGAGCTTCGAAAGATTTACCTGTCCATTTTAAAATATAGTCCTGTCCGTTTTTAAGGTTTACTCTGAAAGATGAAGGTCTTGGAGATATCCAATCTATACTCTCTACGAATTCTTTAAAGTCTTCTGTTTGTAGTTTAATAAGAGCAGCTTTTACTGTAGGAAATTTGCCAAGTATTTTATCTGTAGCATCTTCTAATACTGTATCTTCTGGAGCTTCTGTATCTGGTTCTTCTTCTGGTTGTGGTTCATCTTCTACTTCATCAAGTAAACTCTCATTAACATATTTAACTTCTTCTTTTATTAGTTTACCGTGTTCAGTAAACATAGTTGTAAGTTCAGAAAGCTGGCGTCTCATTTTCATAAGCTCATATTGATCAGGTCTTTCTGTCCTTAAGTATCGCTGTAATTTTCTAAAATTAGTTTTTATAAGTTCAAATAATTCTCTTGCATTTTTATCGGTTCTAACATCTTTATTATTCATTAAAGATCTTATATCATTAATAATACCAGAAAAGTTTTTATATAAACCTTCAAAAGAAGGTAAACTAATTACTTTATGACCTATATTACCAGTAGTATCGTCAACATCACTAGTTTTAAAATAAGTTTTCATATCAGAAGATAAGAAATCTTTATCAGGCCATCTAGAAATACCATATCTTTTTTCTATACTTTTTCTTAAAGCAGGCGGTATTTCATCTAATCCTTTAGTAGTTCTTTCATCTCGTTCGACTTCTAAAAGAGAAGAGTAAGTCTCTAAAATAATTTTTTCTAATTTAGCTTTATTCATTAGATTCATATCTATCTCTAGGTTGTTGAAGTTTCATATCTCTTACATCATCTTTTATTGATGCTAGAGCTCTTATAAAATTATTAAAATCATCTGCAGGTACTACTATGTACTTTCCTCCTATATTAATCTGAAGCATTAATCCTCTATCTCCACCTGAAAATCTAGTTATTTGAATACCGTTTCTATCGTATAAGTCAGTAGCTTCATTAACTGATTCTTCCATATAATCTTCTAGATTCTTATCTACTGGTAATTGAAATTTATCAGCTAATGCTAATACTATTTCTGCAGCTGCGTCTCTTTCTGATATATCATCGTTGTTAGACATATTTTCTATAGCCTTTAATACATCATCGAAATCTCCTCTTCCTTCGCTTAACTCTTGATCTTTACCAATTCCAGATACTTTATCATCTTCTTTATCTAAAAGCTCTTTATGTTTTTGATTAATTAACTTTACTTTTTGAATAAATGCTTTTCTTTTAGGATCGTCTTGAGGTAATTTATTCATAGCAGGAGCTTGTTGTTTAATAAGTCTCTTTGCTTTAATAATTTTATCTATTTCTGAATTTTCTTCCATATTTTCTAACTGTAAACCATCTATGTTATCATAGCTAACTTCGTGCTCTTCTCCATCTTGATCTACTGCAAATACTGAATCATCATTCCACATTGCAGCATTATCGTCATTACCGTTTTTTGGGTTATAAATAATTAAATACTTATCATCATGAGTTCTAATCATAGCATCGTCTGCTTGTCCTAAATAGGCTAGTAATTTATGTTTAGTCCATGGACCACTACTGTACTCTGAAACGTCTTTGTTTTCTAAAGCTAATTGGTCTATAGCAGGTTGTTTTTCTTCTGAATCTAAATAATGAAATGCTGCAGACATATAATCTCTAGCTAAGATAAGTTTCTTTTGCCACCAATTAGGAAAATCTACTTCTCCATCGTGTTTATCATATCTATTTAACTTTTTAACTAGTTTTGCTGCATATTGTGCAGTTTCAAATGCTGATGATTTAAGCATGTTAGGTTCATTATCTTGATGTCCTATGTCTTTATCTTCTTCCATATAGTCTTTTTCTAATTCTCTATTTGATTGGTAGTCTGTTTCTTCTTGATCTTCTGCGGCAATTAATAAATTACCTAATTCCTTATCGTTATTCATTTTAGGATTCTTAAGAGTTACTGCATTTGGATGAGTATCTCCTCTACCTATATGAAGTTCGTAATCATCTTCTGAGTAGTTAGACTTAAGGTGGTCTACTACTGCTTGTATCATATCTAAATTATATCCGAAAGTAAATACATCGTCTCTATCGTTATAACCATCATTAACTTTACCAACAGCAGTATCGTAGTCCATTTCTTTTCTACCTTTAGCTTTTGCTATAGCAGCGTCAATCTTATTAAGCATATCTCCATACTTATCTGCTATTGGACCTCCTTCTGGTTCAGCTTCCTGTTCCATATCTCTAAGTACCTCAGATCTTTTAGTTTGAAGTTTAGATAGTATTGCTAATTTTTTAGGAGGTATTGCTATTTGTTTTTCTTTATTTTTACCTATTTTAGACTTAAGTGCTCTCAGTTTCATTAAAACTGGGTCATTTAGGTTAGCTTCGTCTAAATCGTGACTTTTATCTACAATAGAAATATCGTTAGCTAGTAAGTCCATAGATAAGTCGTATATAAACTCTGCTGGATCTGAGTCAGGGTTATAGCGATCGTGATCAGTAGTTGCTGGTGTAAAATTAAAATATACAATTACATTACCATCTCCATCATCATCAACTATATCAGTATTTACATATTCTCTGTCTATATTTTGATCTATTATCTGTATAGCTTTCTTATAGTCGTTTTTAGATACTTTAATATAAGTTGTTTGATGTGGTGCTTCTTTTAAATGTTTTTTTACTTTATCATAAGAAGCTCCTTTGTCTACCATTCTTAAAGCTTTAGCTGCTCCTTTCTTTTTATCATCAGGAATATCATTATCTGAAGCTACCATATCATCGTACTCGTCTTCTTTTAAGCCTTTTTCTTTAGCAATTAAATTTTGTATTGCTATAATTTTATCTTTATCGGGGTGATTAGCTAATCTTTCAGCTTCTTTAGCATCTGCGAATTCTTGATCAGTCATTTCTGATATCTTTTTAAAGTATTTAGACATTTCGTTTTTTATTAATTCAGTATTTAATAAAGGTTCTCCAGAAGGTTTAATACCTACATCTGATAGTTTTACGTCTTTATTATCTGCTAAATAATATAAAACGTTATTTATAATTTGAAATCTATAAGATACTTCAGAATCATTTTTGTATATAATATGAACTGTAAAAGCTTCAGGAGATGAATCTCCAGATAAAGCAGAAGCATATACATCTTTTACTTTAGCTCTTGATACTTCATCACCAGACTGCTGTATTACTTGAACTACTGCTTTACCAGCTTCTTTTGCAATTAATGATACTTCTTTCTTTGATAGTTTTTCTACTTCTTCTTCTTCTTTTGTAAGTTTGACTCTAGCACCGTCTTTTGCAAGTTCTTTTGCTTTTCTTTCATCATCAGTAAAAATTACTCCATCTTCAGCTTCATTAAGTTTTTTTTGTAATGATTCCTTAAGTATTTCTAGTTTAGCTATAGTTTTTGTATCTTTTCCTTTAGAAGTACTATCTTTTAATTTATTAAGGGTATACTCACATTTAGAAAGTCTATCTTTTATTTCCTGATAAGTCATATTAGTTTTATTATATACGTATATAAATAAATAGATTCTTATTACTATTTCTTCTTTCCGCCTTTCATGTTAGCACACCAGTGGTACATTTTACCTTTTTCACCGCCGGACTTTTTAGCCTTAGCTCTCAATGAAGAAACTGATCCTTTACATGATGCTCCAGACTTTTTAACACGGCCAGGCTTTGACTTGCCTTTCTTTTTACCGTCTTTAAAGTTTTCGGCTGCAAGTATCTCTCCTATAAGCTGTGCTAAAGTAGATCTAGTCATTTCTTTCTCCCCACTCTAGTGAAACTTTATCATCGCTAATCGGTCCGCCTTTTGCCCATGTTCTACAGCTTCTAGCTGAGTGACATTTAAAGTGGTGCATCCAACAGTACCCTAATCTACCATCTTGATCTGAAGTAACTCCAGGCATACATTCATCCATTCTAGGTGAAATATCAAATGCTACACAATTACTACAGTTAGAGGCTTTAGCTGCTTCTAAAGACGTATTCCAATATTTAGCTATATCTTTCCAGTAGCTACCAGGTTCATCTACATTTAATGGTCCATACTGAATATGTTCTGCTTTTATAGAAGCATCTCTATTCTTAGTATTTAATTCTAAATCACCAGTAGCAGCAGGACAAGAATCTTTTTCTTCTTGTAGCTTAAAGTTTAGAATGTCTTTGAATCTTATCATGTTATTTCTTTTTCCAGATTTCTCCTCTTCTACATCTTACAACTGCTCCAGAAGCATAAGCTGATGGCCAGGTGTCATATTTCTGTTTTGCTAATCTAGTACATCTATCATCTTCTTGAAGTACATCTTCTTTTTGTTGCATTTCTGCTATCGTACCGACTACTAGGTTTCTAATATCTTCTTTAGTTACTTTTTTATACCCTGATCCATAAGGTGCTGCTTTACCGTCTTCAGGATTAGCAGTTTCTTTTTTACTCTTTTCTTTTTCTTTAGCTTTCTTAGCATGAGCTATTCTTTGCTGTATCATTACTGGGTGAGATTGTGCTTCTTTTTTTACTGTTGCTTTTTTAGTATTTTTCACGACTGTCTTTCCTTTACTACCTGCTTTCTTTTTCTTGGCTGCAGTAGCGGCTCTTTGGCCTTTAGTTAAACTCTGTGCTTTTGCTTTTGGTAAACATCTATCAGGATTTTTTTTATTCTTAGAAGTCCCACATTTACCGGCTATATTTCCAGAAGAAGATATACGTACCCACTTTTCTTTCTTAAACCAGTCTCTTAAAGACTCTAATGTAATATTTTTTACTTCCTCGTTAGTCATTATCCATTAAGTTCAGAATGCATCATAAACATTCTAATTACAATAGCTGCTATGATACCAAAAATTATCCATAGAGCTCTAGTGACTCCTTCTTTCCAGTTTTTAAGAGATTCTACCTCTAACATTTTAGCTTCGAATTCTTTTTGATTAGCTTGAAGTTGCTGTCTATGCTCTGTGTTTTTATTAGTATTTACTATAACTCCATTGTCTGGGTTAAGTAAAGTAAATTTCATTTCTGATATATCTTCTTTTAATTCAGACATATCTGTTTGCATTTGCTTCAATTCTCCGTTAGGCATATGTGTCTTGATATGCTTAATTTCGTTTAATACTGATTCTAGGATATCTTTTTGAGTCACGCTATATATTTTTAATAAATAGTTACACTTTTGACCTTAGGTGCTTAACATAATCTTTTAAACCGGTAAGTATTTTATCTTTATGAATATTAGACATTCCTCCCCAGTTTTCAACCGTACCATCTTCTGTAACAAAATTATCAGATGTTGATAATGTCTCTAACGCCCACGCTTCTATATCGTCAGCAAATGCTTTTATATTAGCAGACATCATTCTCTCTTCATATTTCTCAAATAGACCTGCTTTTACTAATGTAGCTTCCATTTCAACCGTACATGGATCAAAACAAAAACCATGAACACGATACATCTTTTTAGCTAGGTGATGTTTCATTGGTCCATTACATTTAGGACACCTTAATGGTACTTGAGTAAATTTTTTAACGCCATCAAGCTTAGTAATATTTTGTTTGATACCGTTTTTAATAGTCCACTTTTTTCCTTTTTCTTCCCAGACATCTCCTTCTACATGGTATTCGTAAGCTTTTTTATATCCAGCTTGAAGTTTAGTTTTAGCTGTAAAATCTTTGTTGACTATATTTCTAACTCTCTGTACGTCAGAATGTTTAAATTCTTTCTTTAATAGTGATTCACTACTCATATCCTAATTCTTGTAATTGTTCTATAACATGGTCTACGTTGCCGTCTTTACATCTAATTGCTATACCGCCTTTAGCAGCCCATTCATTTATGTTTGATTTCTTATCGTCTATTAATATACTGTTTTCGTTTGCATACCTTTGTTTATCTTTAGAATAAGCCATAATAACTTTTGGTTTAGGACTCAAGTTATTTTTAGCCCATAGCTGTTTACCTAATCTAGAAGCATTATCTCTAGAAGGAGAAGTTAATAAGTCTGGTTTATACGGAGAAATAAAATTCCATAGACGTTGTCCCTCAGGCATCCATTTCATTCCTACCCAGAATCTTACTCCAATTTTAACATCTATAAGTTCCCAGAAAGCTGGTAGTCCATGTTTCTTTTCGTACTCTTGGGGATGCATTCCGCTAAAGTGTTCAAACCTTGATTCGAAGTCTGTTAAAACTCCATCCATATCACAGTATATTTTATACGGTGGTTTCTCTTTTTGTTCAGGAAGCGGGTATGCTTCTAATAAATCTACTATACTATTTTTCATAACCTTTATTTATTTTTAATTTTATCTTCCCAGTTACGGAAAGTTATGTTACCTCTTAAGTATGCTTCTTTTTCTATCTCTAGTAAAGATTCATCTTTGTTCGTATTATCTGTCTTTATATTATTTATTCTACCTTCTAAGTTTTGTATATGGTGTATCATTTCATGAGTATATGATCTACATATATCTTTCATATGTCTGCCTTCTGTATATAAAACTATTTCATTATTATTAGGATCGTAGTATGCTGTCCTACCGAAAAAGTTAGCTGCATTTACTGGGTCTTTTTTTACTTTTACTTCTGGTAGTGGTAATATGTTCATTTTTTCATCAAGCATATACTCAGTAATAGAAGTAATATAGTCTTTAAGTTCTAACTTATCTTCTTTTTCATATAGTTTTTGACCTACAGCTTTATTATCATAAGGGTGAGGTTCTTTATAACTAAGTAGAATACGGTCTTCTTGAAAACTAACATGTACCGTAGGAGGAACTAATCTCTTTATATAATCGTATAGAATAGTTATTTTATGTCTATCAGCTGATTTTATAGCTCCTTTAGGTGATACAGGTGTACCACTAGAACCTTCTTCTAATTTATCATCTTCTGAAAACCAGTTTTCAAATAAATCTTCTAGTTTGCTGTTTAACATTTCTGCCACTATTTTTTGTTTTAAATCAGTTAGTATACTTAGTATTTCTCCTCTAGATAAGTCTTCTGGAAAAAAATCTATTATTTTATCTAAATTTCCAGATAGAATACTATTTCTAAAGTCTGTTGCTCTTACACCAGAATTAGGAGCAGACTGTAATGCCAATCCTTGAACGTTATCAACATTATTAAATGTTGTTACTCTCTTTAGATCAACAAAGTCTTCTTCACCTCTTAACCCAGTTACAGCTACATATTCTTCTTCAGGGTTTTCTCTAGCATAATCTTTTGCTGCAAACATTGGGTTTTTCTGTCCATCTACTATTTCAACATTACCCAAATGTTTCATATAAATATTCCATATAGCAGTAGCTTCTTCTTTATCGATACCGTTTCTCTCTCCTCCGCCAATAAAAATAATAACTTTATCTATTTTAGGTTTATTATTAGAATTACCTTTAAATAAGTCAGAAGCTTTATCTTTATAGTCATCTTTAGTATATACTGTTCCATTATAAGAACCGTCGAGTAAAGATTTTACTACGTTAAAATGACCTCTATGAGGTGGTTTAAATGCTCCTGGGTATAATGCTATCATGCTAAGAATGATTGAACTTTACTATCTATTTCAGCAGGTGTAGAGTGCTGTAGTTTCTTTTGAAAGAGCGGTGAAAATAACATATCAGCAATACTATCTAATACTGCTTCATTATCTTTATCCGATTTTTCTTTTCTATCTCTATACTTTTTTAAAGCATCTCTAAGTTTATCTTCTCCTGGACCTGCTCCTATCTTCTGATAAGTTTTTAAGAATGCTTGTTTAAGTGCTTTATCCTCTGATCTATTATTCTTATCGTAATCTATATTTGCAACTGCTTTAGAGAATTCATCTTCTTCTTGTCTTGACATCTCTACTGGTTTAAAAAATGAGGATTTACCAGCTCCTGTTTTATCATTATATTTTTGTAAGTAATCTTTTATACCTATAGGACCGTTCTTAGCAGCAGTATTAAATGCTTCTATTTCTTCTGCATATTTATCTCCTCTATCATTTACATGTATAGATAAATTACCGTTTAGTTTTCTATTTAAATCCCCAATTTTTTGGTAAGCATTTCTCCAGGTAGAAAATACAGCTGAAGAATTTACATTACGTCCTCTTTCGAAATTAGATATATAAGAAATCATAGGGTGAGTATAAACCATAACCATATAAACTTTATATCCTAAGCTTAATAGCTTATCTAAAGTTTTATCAAACTTTTTACCGGCAGCGGTTGTATCCCATACAAAACTAGTCTTATTGTCAGCTGCAGCGTTAACGTCTTTCTCGACTTGGCTGCTGGCTGCTCCTAGATTGTTGTGGTACGGGTGGTCCGGATCCTCTACGTACTTGTCCGGGTTGAACTGTTCTAGACTGTCTAATGATAGTTGATTGAGTAGGTACGTTTTCCCTGCTCCAGCTCCTCCCGCCATTATTACCGCTTTCGGGCCTGCCGTAGCCTCTAATATCAGGTCTGATAGTTTTATCATTGTTTAATTGATTTGGATTGTTATACTCTCTTATTCTTATATTTTTATTTCCTCTTTTAAGTAAATCAACAGAACGTCTTAACTCTGTTTCATTATTTTCAGGTCTATTATATACTCTTACATTAGTATTATTATTACTATTGTTGTAACTTCTTACCTTATTATAGTTTCTTTGAACTATATCGTTATCGTTATATTGACTTCCTCTTCTAGTTTTAGCATAAGCTATATGCTCTCTATTCCAAATATGGAAATTGCTATAGTAAGGGTCCCAACTATTCCATCCCCAGCTTCTAAATCCATAAGGGTCCCAGCTATTAAAGCCTCTCCATCCATAATTAAAATTCCAGTCAAACCAGAAGTCGTATCTGTTAACATATATATCCCATGGTGAAAGATTCCTTCTATACTTAAATAAAAAGTTTCTGTTATAAAAAGAATAGTACCACCTAAGGTCCTGATTAACAGCAAACTGAGTGTAGTTCCATCTAAATTTGTCATCGTAATTAAACTTTCTATGGAGTGCAAACTCACTATCAATCACATCTACCTTTATACCTGTTGAGGTCACAAATGCTTTAGGAGTGTGATTAAGAGTAGCAACTTTAAAATTACCACAGCTAGTTAATAAAAATAGTACAAATAAAAATGTTATCTTTTTCATATAAATGGTTTATTATAAATAGTTAAACTTTTATTGTAGTAGGGTAACTATTATAAATCGGTTCAGTATTAGGGTTCTCTAACTGATATAGCTCATATATGTTTTGAAATAGTTTAAAGTTTTTCTCTATTTCATCAACCTGAAGTACTTTCCATCCTTTTCCTTGCATTACTCCTTTCTGTTTACTAGGTCCTCTACATTTAGCTTTGAGCCATATGATCCCGGTTCTTTCTATATCTACGTCTCTACTCTCTTTTAACGCTTTAGCATAAGAAGCTAACTGTAGATCATATGATTTATGTATACTGTTAGAAGTTTTAAGGTCCAATAGCCATACCTCTCCGTTAATCTTACAGACTATATCTGCAGTACCAGCATACTTATACTTGTCAGACCATACAAATTGTTCAGAAGATATAAGTTCAGGTTTATACGTCTTCCAAAACTCTGCAAATTTTAATATCATCTCCCATACTATCTGAGAGTATTTAGCATTACCGTAATCATCCATCCAGGAGATCTCTTCTCCTTCTACTAATTTTTCAGCAGCTTCATGTACTTGAGTACCTTCTTTACCTGCTCGTCTCATTATAAGATCAGCGTTATGCCCAACGTCTTTGAGCCATGACTCGAAAAACTTATTTTTGGGCATATATTGGAGTATAGTGGTTACGGACGGGTAGTATACTCCTTCGCTTCTCTTATAAACTCTCCTATCTAGAAAGTTTATTTGTTTTAACTCTGGATTAAAATCCAGCCTCTTTTTTTCATTCTGCTTGAGAATGTTCATTCCTTGTTTGATCATAGATCTAATTTGTGCATCATTAAGCTGGTTAAGTCCAACTCTTGTGCTGATTGAACGTGTTCTGTAAATAACTTAAAACCCATTTCGGAAGGGTCTTTATCTGGTAAGTTAATTAAGAATACTCTTTTACCTTGATTTAAAAATTTTTCTGCTATTTGTAATGCTCTATCTCTAGCATCTATATCTAAAGCTATATAAATATCTTTTGTATTACTTGTTAACAGCTTCTTATATAATGAAGTAGATACGCTCTTTCCCAGTATAGGAACAGCATTTCTACGTATAGCCATGGCGTCAAATACTCCTTCACATAGTATTACAGGGGTATTCCAGTTGATTAAGCTTTCAAAAAATACTATATCTTTTGAGGCTTCAGGATTCTTGTATTTAAAGTAGTTGCCATCGTAAGTTCGTGCAACAAAGAAATTGAGTGTACCGGATTCAGAATAACTTGGGATAATAACTCTTCCTCCATACTCTCCAGATGTGCAGTATCCAATCCCATATTTAACAAAATCATTATCGGTAATCCCTCTTTCATATAAATATTTTTTAACTAGGTTAGCTACAACTGAGGTACTAGAAGCGGAATAAAGGGGTTGATATTCTTTCGGTAGCTCTATTATAGATAGCTGATTATACTCCACTTGTGTACCTTTAGGAAGGTATTTAAGTATTTCAGCGGCTTGATCTTTTGGTGTTTTAAGTTGGTATAACAGTGAACGAATAGTTCTACCTTTAGTTTGACATACCCAACATTCCCAAGGATTCTTTCCTTCTTCGTTAGTAGCCATGTTAATTTCTAACTTTGGCTTACGATGATTACAAAAGGGACAATGAAAAGCATGATTACCTCTAGCTCTCTTGTAGCTTTTGCCCAATATATTTTCAATTGATCCTAAAAGGAAAGTATAGTCCATAACCCAGTCCGTATCTTAATTATAAGATAAGAACTTAACTTCGAATAAGCAACTTATTTAGTTAAAAGTTCTTTGATAGCACTCTCTACTACTTGTTCTAATACTTCTTGTTTATCAATATCCAAGTATTCTACAAGTTTATGAGAAATAATATTAGAAAGGTTAGATATATCTTTTTCAGATAGTCCTAACTCTTCTTTGTGTACTATTCTGTTATTCTCAAGGATTATTTTAAGTAACTTCATTTTATCTGTCTTTACGTACTATTCTAACTATTTCTCCTCTATCATCATCATCTACATGGAAAACTTCATAGTCGCCTATTTGCTGTCCATGGTACTTATCGCCAAAATCTAATAAATCTTGCTGAGTACCTTTTACGTCAATTCTTCTATGCTCACTACCAGGAAATCTTAAATCAAAAGATAGTCGAGGAAATTTTTCTGCAAATTTATTAGCAAGATTAATTAAAAAGACATCTTCTTTAGCTTCCGATAAAATGATGTTAGATAGTTTCATTTCGTTTTAATAGTTCTTTTATAATAACGTTTTTCTTTTTAGTCATATTTTTATCTTCTAGCATCTTCTTTAACTCTACTGTAGATGTTCCAGCTGTAGTAGTATGTTCCCATGACCACTTACTAGTCATCTTTCCTCTGTCATCTCTAACGTATTTTTTAACCGATGGTTTTAACTTTACTGGCATAACTAACAATCGCAGCAATTGCAGTTGCATGACTTATCACAGTTACAGACTCTACAATTACATTTCATATATTTTTACTTTTAAATTTCCTGTTCCTTTTAAAAGACGGTGATACGTCTCTTTTGGTATAAATAGTTTGTTTTCCGTTAATCTCTTCGGAATTTCGTTATCCATTTGAAACATCCAATCTGTATCATGCATTGCTTGAACTACCCTATCTTTTTTATCTCTATGCCATACTAATTCAAATGTTGGCGTATCAGAAGAAAATTCTCTAATAAAAAAGTTTTTACTTTTTATATCTTTATAAGGTTTAGTCATAATATTGTTCTATCAATATAAGAATTTAATTTCACTTTACCGTCTATTTCTTTAAGTAATGTTTTAATCAATTTTTTATTTTTGAACTTAGCCCATCCGTTTAGATGAATGTATTCATTTCCTTTTATTCGATTAGTAAATTTATAATCTATATTGAATTTATAACATAGAGATGTAAAATAATACTGACAGATAACAGTTGATACTATTAGCCCTTTTGGTATAAGCTGTTCTATAGGTTCTATATTCTCTAAATAATAGTCTCTCAAGTTATAATATGAATCTAAAAATAAATTCTTTACTGACTCATTATTAAACTGAAGGATTCCGACATTAAATAAATAATTAGGTATAAAAGAAAAATTACTAAACTGAGTTTGTATATTATGTTTTCTAAAAATATTAATAATTTTAAATAATGATTCTGTTTGCCAAGGTGAATCAGGAACGAATAGTTCTTTTTGCTCTAATATAATGTCTGCTGATTCTATAGTTTTTAGTTTTTTACTTAATATTATATCTCCGTCTATAGTAACTGCTCCTAGTTCTTCTTGAGAGTGAATATAAATCTTTAAATCATCAGTAATAATTAAATCTAAATCATCTACGTTTACACTTGTGTCATAAAATCCTTTTAGATACTCTAATGAATAAGAGCAACCATAAAACTTTACAGTATGTCCTAGATGCTTTGCTCTTTGCATAGAAACTTTATATAGGTCTAATACATGATTATTTTTATCTAAAACAGTGTACCTGCCGCCTCCATAGTCTCCTATATTCTTAGAAAAGCTAAATATTAGTTTCATATTAAATCTTGATTAGTTTCTATATCAAGAATTTTTTTTAATTTATTCACTATGTTAATTCTAAACTTAGCATCATTTTTCATTCTTCTTTTGTCCATCCATATATGCCAATACTTAAAACCTCCGTGAGACATTATAGAGTCTGTAGATAAGTACATTGGAGAGTATCCGCTTTTACTTTTTAAATTAGGATGCTCAGCATAAGAAAGATACGCTTTATCTTCTAAAGAAGCTACTTTTAAATCTAACTCTCGAGAACAGTAACCTAAAATTCCTTGATCTGATAGTAACCATAACCATTCGGGTATATGTTTATAATCTTTGAGTACTATCTTTAGATGATTTTCATAGTATAACTTTTGTAGCTTTTTATTATTCATAAAAACAAAAGATGTGTTAGGCATCATCATAAATTCATTAAAGTTACTTATTGGTACACCATAATCATCTAGCATTTTTTTAGAAGCGTAAAAATGACCTCTTTGGATTTCCCATTGAGTATGTACTAGATCGTAATTAAATATCCATTCAGGTAGTTCACTTTGTACTATAAAGTCATTATCTAAAAAAAGGAATGGTTGTTCTTCTTTTCCTATTGCTACTGACTTACCGCTAGTCCACCATTTACCTGCATTGTTAGTATTGTTATTATATTCGTTTAATGTATCTGTATCAATTTCATCAAACAAACTAATCATATCATGCTTTAAATAAAAGTCATAGCCAGTATCATCAGTATAGAGTTTAATTGGTGCTTTGAGAAACTTCCTTGCATTATGTATTGCAGCCTTTTGAATTAGTAGTTCGTAGTCTACCATACCATACTCTTTTGAATCGAGTATAGCTAATTTATCGAAGTTGTATCCTTCGGCATCTTTTTTGTAGAAATATGGTTTAGTCCAATTTACAAAAACTACTTTATAGTTCATCAAATAAGTTTTGATTCTGAGTCTTCTATATTGAAGTTTATGACTACTCTGTTTGACTTACCGTAAAAAGGTTTAACTGAATGAACTATATCAAATGGCCAGATAATAAGCATTCCTTTTTTAGGTCTTATAAAATGTGCAGCACCTCTAATATGAAACGAAAATACTCCGCTGTATGGATGGTCTAATATAGGTTCCCCATCTGAAATATAATATCCACCAGAAAAGCTTGTGGGTGTTTCTTCTCCTGGTTCCCATCTACAGTGGTTATGAGCATTGTGCCCTCTACCAGAATGAGGATCGTAATACTGCATCCAGCTTTCTGTTATTTTAGGTGATTGATTATTTTTTATTTCTAAGTACGATAGTAATTTTTTATAACCATTATTAATTCTATTGCGTATTATACCTACATCTTTATTTTCTATATCTAAAAAATTATTAGGAGGAGTAAAGAATCTGCTACCTATTGGACTATATTCATTAGGCTCTATCCAGTTTTCTTTTCTACTGTAGTTTACTTTATAAGAATCTATCCTCTCTGTATCTATTTGGTTAGGTAGTTCTTGACCCATCTGCTTTTGAGAGTCGTTTAGTTTTTTCATTCCTAAATCGTAAACTCTATCGTGAAGAGAATCGTCATCAAACACTTCGACCCAGACGGGTATTGGTGCAAGATAATATACATTTTTATTATCTTTCGATTGTATAAGTGCTTCCTTAAAATGCATAACTCTCTAGTTTATATATCTAGAGTTAAATTTATTGTTAGTTCAGTATCTTTTGGTTTCTGTAATGCTTGTGGAAGTTTTCCGACTGCTATAAGTTCGTTAGAGCCGTTATATAAACCTACTGTAGTAATGTATGGCTGAAATTCAGAACCTGTAACATTGTCAGCATATAGACCAGAAGGCCTTATAAACCTACTCCCAGAAGAATCGCTACTGCTTCCAGTATAGTATAGAATACTATTATTTTTTTGTGCTGTAGGGTTTTGAGTATGGTTAAATTCATAATCTGAAACCTTTAAAGAATAGTTGTAAGTATAGACCGGTACTGTTGATTTAAAACATACAAATGCTGGATCAGCAGAACCTGATAGGTCCCCGAAAAAGCTTGAGCTATAATGAGCAAAAGATCCAGTTGCAGTAATAATAACCTGCCCGTGAGAATATATTACATTACCAACGTGAGATGATCCTCTTAATAGGCTTCCTTCTCCATCATCTTTTAATCTATAGCTACTATTTGAAGAAGAGACTATTAAAGAGTTAGGTTGTATTTTAGTACCGAATAATTTTCTTGGTATAGAAATAACTAGACCACTACCAGATGTAATATCCATAGTTCTAGTTCCAGGTGCAAAAGAGATTTCTTCGTAGTTGTAGTAACTACCAGAGTGGTCAACATATCCAGAGCCAGTATCGTAATTTGAATAGTATAGATGTCTTACACTATAGAAGTTTAACCTTTTATTACTACCACTAGATGGTGCATAAGAACCTGTATAGTAATTACTGTTAAGTTCTGTGCTTTTTCGTAAATCTATTACTTCACCATCGTGATATCCATATTCATGAGCCATATTATTCTACCAGTATCCAGAGAAGTTTGAGCCACCTCCTAGTGATTTCCAATATCTTCCGATATTACAAGACCAGTAACCTGCTTTTGTTTTATCTTTTTTAGTAGAGCACTTATGTCTGGCAGCAAAAGAAGCTCTAGCTCCTCTCTTTTTTAATTTAACTGAAAGACCAGTATCTCCAAAAGAAACTTTTTTAACGTTTCCTTTTTTACTCTTAACGTAGACATAGAATTTTTTACTTCCACCTCTTTTAGGTTTGTTAAGTGCAACCTTTTTACCTCTGTACTCTGCTTCCGGTATGTAATCTACGGATGCTTTTAGCATTTCAAAACCATTGTAATCAAATGATTCGTTTTGTAAAGAAACTGCTTTTCTAAATTTGTCCATGTTTATATTACCCCCAATAGACTCTACTAATTCTTTAACTTGTTCAAAGTTAATCATTTGGTCTATCGAAGAAGCTTCATCGATTGTATTTTCATCTTCGATCATCTCGTCGATCATACATCCGATTTCAAACAGAGGGTTATACTTTGGTGATACCATCGGTAAATCAAGAGGTACTTTTAATCCATTATACTCTCCGTATTCTCCTATATCAGTAGTTTCTAATAACTCTTGGTCTTCCTCTGAAAGCTCTATCTCTTCGTTATTATAAGCTTCTCTAGCTTCTTTAAACAGTTGTATAAAGGCATCTGAGTTATAACGGTAGACATGCTCATGTAAGGAGAGTTTATTGTCTAAGTGGTACTTAAGTGATGGGTATCCGATTATTTCTTTTAGTTTAATCATAATTCAAAGTCTTTTCTATAAAATTTACCTAGAATATTATCGTTAATATAATTGTTTCTAGAGTCTAATACTTCATTTATAAATAGGTACTTACACTCAAAATATGTAAGCTGTTTCTTATTAGATACATACTGCAAGATTTTTTTAGTAAATGCTTCAGGTCCGTCTTGTTTTAAGAGTTCTTTGATTTTAAGATGAGAGCCATGATAATCTTTCCAGTCTGATTCGGTTATTACTTTTTGCTTTAGCGGAGTTCTACCTTTCATTCCTTTTTTTGCACGCTCTTCTTTTAGTGCTGCTAATGCTCTTTTTCCTAATCTTTTATTTCTTTCGAAGTATAGTACTTTTTTACCTATATATTTTTGCTTACTTTTAGTATGAGTTACTTCATATATAAAACCATAAGTGCCTTTTGGCATATCGTCTATACTGTTTATTTTTTGTTTTTTATACAACCACATATTATAATATAAGAATTTTATAACTAATTACCTAATCTATTTTAGAATCCGCAGATTAATCCGAATGAGAATACTCCGCTACCATTTGTATCTCCACCCTTAACACCGTTGGATATATACTCATTAGTAACTAAAGTAGTTCCATTAGTTTCATAAACTGTACAACCTTCAGTTAAAGTATCAGTAGTTAATTTTAGAGTTTCTCCTCCATCATTATTAAAGTCATCACAAGCTCCGCTTTCACTTACTGTAGATCGACCTACGGTTACACTATATAAAGTTAATGAATTACCAGTCGGTGTAGGAGTCTGAGTTGGTGTAGGTGTCGGTGATGCTGGAGTTGATCCGTAAGTACCGCAATCTCCGTCAGTAGTAAATTCTGAACCATTCCAGTATTTCCATATTTCACCATCAGAATAGTATCCTGCAGCAGCATGATCATCAGCTAGACAAGTATCAGCGTCATATAAAGTATCTGCTGTTGATAACTCTGTACTGTCAATATAGAATGTACTTGGATCATTTACATAATCATCACATGCTAAACCATATGTAGCTCCATTTCCTAAACTAACTTCAACGCAAGACGTTTGAGATGGAGTAGGTGTAGGTGTTTGAGTCTTAGTAGGAGTGTTTGTAGGTGTTGGTGTCTGAGTATTAGTTGGTGTTGGAGTAGGTGTAGTTTCTGTACAACAAGTAATTCCTGTACTTACAACTCCAGCTGCACTATATCCGAAGTAAGTATTTTGAGGACCAACTCCACAAGTACCAGAAACGTCTACATAACTAACATATCCTCCACCAGATAGTTTAGTTGTACCAATATAAAGATCATCTCCTATTTCTGGGTAACTATTACTTCCTCCATTAGCTACTGACTTAACTAAGGTTAAAGTTTTCTGTTTAGTACCATTTCCAATAGCTTCACAAGCTAACCCTCCAGCTGCATCTCCTCCTGATGTAGTCGTTATAGGACCGTTAGATGAGAATACATCTATAGAGTACTGAGCTCTCGATGGAGTTGGTGTTGGAGTTGGTGTATTTGTAGGAGTTTGAGTTTGTGTAGGCGTTACAGTATTAGTTGGTGTATTAGTTGGAGTCTGTGTATTAGTAGGGGTATTAGTAGGAGTATTAGTTGGTGTCTTTGTAGGCGTTTGTGTATTCGTCGGAGTATTCGTCGGAGTATTCGTCGGAGTATTTGTAGGCGTTACAGTATTAGTAGGAGTGTTTGTTGGAGTATTTGTAGGCGTTACAGTATTAGTTGGAGTATTAGTTGGAGTATTAGTTGGTGTATTTGTAGGCGTAGGCGTATTCGTTGGAGTATTAGATGGAGTTGAGGTATTAGTAGGTGTTTGAGTCGGTGTTTGAGTCGGTGTCTTTGTAGGTGTTTGAGTTTGAGTAGGTGTATTTGTAGGAGTACCAGTTGGAGTACCAGTTGGAGTTGGAGTTTGAGTTGGAGTATTAGTCGGAGTATTAGTTGGAGTACCAGTAGGTGTTGCTGTAGGTGCAGATTCCTCTGTTACTATTATATCAAAGCTACAGTCTAACGTAGGTGTAGGAGTACCTGTTGGTGTTTGTGTTTGAGTCGGTGTTTGAGTAGGAGTATTAGTTGGTGTACCAGTTGGTGTACCGGTAGGTGTTCCTGTTGGAGTATTAGTCGGTGTGCTAGTCGGCGTACTAGTAGGTGTTGAGGTATTAGTCGGTGTTTGAGTCGGTGTTTGAGTCTGAGTATTAGTCGGAGTCTGAGTTGGAGTATTAGTTGGAGTATTAGTTGGTGTTGGAGTATTAGTAGCTGTAGGTGCTGGTTCATCATCTACTTCTATTTCAAAACTACAATCTAGAGTCGGTGTTGGAGTTGGAGTGCTAGTATTAGTCGGTGTAGGTGTATTAGTCGGAGTATTTGTAGGCGTACCAGTCGGAGTACCCGTTGGTGTTCCTGTCGGAGTATTGGTCGGAGTGCTTGTAGGTGTTCCTGTCGGAGTAGCAGTTTGAGTTGGTGTGCTAGTTGGCGTAGGTGTATTAGTTGCAGTTGGTGTTGGTTCATCATCTACTTCTATCTCAAAGCTACAGTCTAATGTAGGTGTAGGAGTGTTAGTTGGAGTATTAGTAGGTGTAGGTGTATTAGTAGCTGTTTGCGTAGGAGTTGGTGTGCTCGTTGGAGTTGGTGCAGGTTCGTCATCTACTTCTATTTCAAAACTACAATCTAGAGTCGGTGTAGGAGTATTAGTTGGTGTTTGAGTTGGTGTAGCAGTACTTGTAGAAGTCGGTGTTGGAGTAGGAGTATTTGTTGCTGTTGGAGCAGGTTCGTCGTCCACTTCTATTTCAAAGCTACAATCTAGAGTTGGTGTTGGAGTATTAGTTGGAGTTGCAGTACTAGTAGGTGTTGGAGTTGGTGTTCCAGTTGGTGTTGGATCTGGTTCATTGTCTACATCTATTTCAAAGCTACAGTCTAATGTTGCAGTTGGTGTAGGGGTATTAGTTGGAGTGTTAGTTGGTGTAGGTGTACCTGTCGGTGTATTACTAGGTGTATTAGTAGGGGTACTAGTAGACGTTGGAGTATTAGTTGGAGTATTTGTAGGCGTTGGAGTATTGGTTGGAGTTCCTGTTGGAGTATTAGTTGGTGTTTGAGTTGGTGTTTGAGTTGGTGTACTTGTACTAGTAGGAGTTGCTGTACTAGTAGGAGTTACTGTTGGAGTATTAGTAGGAGTAGGTGATGGTAATATAACAGGTATATTGTCACCAAACAAGTATACATTATTACTTATATCAGCTATCTGTTCTTTTTTAGCTTGCTTATAAACTATGAGTGATGATATGTTGTTACTAAATCCCATTAAAATCCTCCTTGACAGTCATAAATATAAATTACATCTCCAGGTCCGTCTCCTACTGTATCGTCTACTCTTAGGAATGAATTTACATCAGTTCCTGTAGCTGAGCTACTATCGAATGCATAATAGGTATTAGGTGATGGTGTACAAGTATCATTTGTAAATACAGTCATAGTTCCTCCTCCGTCTAAATAAGCTTGAGTTGGAGGCCATGAACCGCTGTAGTCAGTATATAATACTTGAGCTATAGTTTCCATACAAGCTCCATTAAAGATAGTTTCTAGAGAAGCACTAAATGCTGTAGCATAGCATAGTGAACTATTACTAGGAGTTGGTGTTGGTGTTGAAGTACCTGTAGGTGTTTGTGTAGGTGTTACTGTAGGTGTATTAGTTGGTGTTTGAGTTGGAGTTGCACTATTAGACGGAGACGGAGGAGTACTTGTAGGCGTACCAGTCGGAGTATTTGTTGGAGTACTAGTCGGTGTACCAGTTGGTGTACCAGTTGGTGTTTGTGTAGGGGTATTAGTTGGAGTTTGAGTAGGGGTATTAGTTGGAGTTTGAGTTGGTGTACCTGTCGGTGTAGGTGTTGGTGTAGGAGAAGGTAAAGGAGTAGGTATATTATCTCCAAATAAATATACAGTAGCGTTAGTACAGAACTTTTTAGACGCTTGGTAGTGTGAAATTACTAGATCTTGTTGTACTAGTTTTTTAAACGCTGAGTATGAAGCATTTTCATTAAATCGATTCTCTATATTTTTGAATGAACTCATTCATTAATAATCAAGCTTGATACGTACTAATGCTTCCTTTGTAAAGTCTTTTAATAGTGGACGTGATAACTTTGATACTGCAAGTAAATCGTTGTTGTCATTATAAAGGCCTACAGCTGTAATATATGACTGAGGTGAATCAATCATACTGCTATGTCTAAGTTCACCTGATCCTGTTATGTTAGATGGGTTAGTTGAGTAATTAAATTCACTGTTTCTTGCTCTTACAAACACGTAGTTAGAAGATACTGTCTCTTCTGACCTAACGGTAAACTGTCCGTTAGTAGGTGCTTCTAATTTATCATATATAAGAGCCATATTTTCAACAGCAGGTGCACCAGAAGCTGTTACTGAAGTAAGTGCTACACCGCCGCTACCTACTGGTGCGTCTAATGCTTTACCGTTTAATACTATTAATCCTGTATCAGGAAGAAATAAACCATATGATCCGTGTGACTTAGAGTTTCCTTTAGCTGCTGTATCTTTAGGTGCTGATGTTTTTGTACCAGCTGAACCGCTTATTATTTGAAATACTCTACCTGCATCTGTAAAAGTTTGAGTAGTTACTTCTTTACTATTATCAGTAAGGAATAAATCTCCTATTCTTAACGTTAGTGAACCAGGAAGAAGTTTTTCTTTATATCTAGCTCTCTGTATAGATAGTGCATAGATGTGAGTTACATCTGTACCGTCAAAAGATAATTCTATATCTTCTGAGCCATTAATTAAACTTCTATATTGTTTATATATTATACTACTTGGTGTATTTCCTGCTACTGATGGGTTGAGAGGTCCTGATCCAAGACCAGCTTTGTTTCCGTAAGCAATAGAAAATTGAATTTGAGAAGAATCATCAGTTACAATCTTATTGTATACATCGTAGAAATAATTTCCTGTTTCACCGCTTACTTGTGCGGAAGAAGTAAAAAAGTTCTGTAAGGTTACTTCATTACCGGTCCATGCAGGACTAGAAATCGAGTCAGCACTTATTACTATATCTTCGTTATCGAATCTTTTGAATGACATATCTTATTAGTTGTTTACTTTAATTATAGTTACGGGAATAGTAATTCTAGCTCCTGAATCTCTACCTACTAAGGTAAGTGTTGTTTGTAGCTGAGTTCTACTACCGAATAAGGTATTAACAGTTGTAGCAGTAAGGTTAATTGAAGTACCTATTACTGTTTTAGAGACATTAGTACCTGCTGTTGTTACTGAGTTAAGTCTTTCAGCTTCTTCTGTGTTTACTCCTACACCAGAGAAATTAGATACTACTCTTACATCTGCAATTGTTGCTGTATACCCTGCTGCTTCAAAAGTAGAAGTTGCTCCTAAATAGTTTAGAGTTTGAGGAGTTATAGCTAAAGAAGCTCCTTGTTTAATTCTTATAGCTGAATATCCTGCTTCTAGTAATGGAAGTTTAGATGTTCCTCTTGGTAGAGTAGCTAACTTATACTTCATAATCTGGTTTTCATCTGGAAATGCTTCTAGTATTGGCATTGCTTCGATAGCTTCTCCGTAAAACGAAGAACCAGAAGGGTGTGTTGTGTTATAAAGTGTGTAGTCTATCTCATCATCAGATAAAGCAAATTGAGTAATCTTGAAGGATCCATCTCCTCTTGCTAAAAGCTCTCTTCCTTTTTTTGTTAAAATTGCGTCGACTGTTACGACTGCGTTGTTTAAGTATCCCATTTTTAGTCTCTTTTATATAAATATATGTTTATTATGTTTTATTTATGTACATATAGTACCTTTACTGATAGCGTATCCATCTTGGTTAATATATACAATAGTTCTGTTTGACTCAACAAAAACTTTTCTATCTCTCAAAGGTATTATTTGATTACCGTTTAAAGTAAATATTCTACTTCCAGATGTAGGATTAACTCCGTAATCTTCTGCTTCAGATGTAATATAGCTCTCTGGAATGCTAAATAGTAAATTCTCTAAATTTCTATCAGCATCTGACTGACTGCATATAAATTGATTTTCAGAAGAAGAAACATAAATTGCAGCTTTTATTTCTTTAGCATTTATTGCTGAGTTTATTCCATAGTCGGTAATAGATGTTTTTGCACCGCTATATCTACTGTTCACTAAACCAATTTGTTCATGATTAGTTCCTTGAAATTCTGCCAGTGCAGCTGTTCCACTGTTAATAGCGTCTATATTAGCTATTTCTATTGCATCATTTTTTTTGTCTACTTGAAATATAAAATGCGTAGTTGCGCTTTTTTCTGAGTTGTTTTCTATAGCTTGATAAACACTTTTAGAGAAACCTGCATCATTAGGAGATGGGTTAAATCTTGCTACTTTATTAGTAAATAAAATTGCATTATCTGTTAAATCATTAAAATAGAAAGAAGAAGTTACGCTACTGCTAAATTCAGGAGCTGAGGTTATACTAAAAGGTTCTACTTCGAAATTCCAATACCTTCCTTTATTTTTAGCTGATATAGGTATTATAGTTCTTGTAACTCCTAATATGTCTGTAGTTACTGATATCAACTTTGATAATGAGTTTATAAGATCATTTTCACCTTTATCTCTAGTACTAATATTGATAGCTTCAACTGTATTCATAGTTGTTGAAGATTCTATAAAAACTAATATATGCGCTCCGTAATCTAGTGGAGATCTCTCGATAAAGTCTTGTTTAGTTCTCATATTACTTTTTTACTATATTAAGATCCTTCTGTGATGGTTAAGTTAATAGATATAATACCGAGAGAAGCATCGAAGTCAGAAAGAGTATAATTTTTATTTATATTATTATTAGAGCTAAATATATCACCTGTTGGTGTTACATCTAGATGAGCTGGATCATAGTTGCTCCATTCTATAGAACCTACAGCTATTGCAGTTCCGTTTGGTTCAACTCTAAGTACATTTACTACTACATCGTCGTTACCGCTGACGTTATAAACGTTAAGGTCTACAAATCCTGATCCGGCACCTGTTAAGTTACCTGTTTGAATAGAAGTATCAAATGGAGATGAAGAAGGAGATGCAGTTATCTTATATTCTATATCTTGATTATTTTCCTGTACGCCTATGTCTGTGTATACTCTAATTCTAAGTCGGAACGAACCAGCCGTACTAGGAGTAGGTGTTTGAGTTGGAGTAGGTGTAGGTGTATTACTAACCGGTGGTTGCTCTGTCGGTGTAGGTGTTGGAGTCATAGTAGAAGTAGGTGTAGGTGTTGGAGTAGGAAGAACAGCAGATGAAGATACATAAGCTATATCAACTATATTTTCTATTGCATCAACATACTTAAATGAGTTATCGATATTTAATTCTCCGTTTGTAATAGTAAATTCACTACCTGAAAATTCTCCATCATATTTAGCTTGTTCGTGGCTATGTAGAGAAGAAGCTGCGAATCCTCCTGAGGTCATATAAAACTCTGTATACGAAGATGAGTATTGATTTCTAGCACCAAACGATCCACCTTCACTACCTGTGGTAGCTTGTATACTTATTGACTGAGAAAATTCATTATGCCTCTCAGTAGTAGGTTCAACTTGTTTAATTTTATTTCTTTCTAATAAGTGAGGTTTTACGACAAGGCCGGTATTTACATTACTTCTTGCTGGTAAAAAATCTACTACGGTTTTAAATAGTAGGTTATCATAGTATTTTAATAATCTAGAAAATGCATTAAGATTATAACTATTCAAATTAGTTACGGATATTGGAAGATATTCTTCTGCTTTATCGGTTAAAGCTTTATAGCTACTTGAATAAGCATATCCTGGATCTCCTAATATAGAGTCTATATCGAATGAAGCTGCACTCGAAGACGTTATAATTATATCGTTTAGTTCATCAGTGGGAGAAAAACCTACCTGTATAGTATTAAGATCTTTTGAGTATTTATCACTGTCTTGGATAATATTAACGTATCTAGATAATGTACTTCCTTCAATACTACCGGTATCACTAATTCTAATTTTACCTAATGAAGACGTAGTATATTGTAAAGGACCTAAGTTATAGCTTCCTGACAGGCTTCCACCTAGCTGTAGAACGTTAATACCAGAATGTGAACCAGACGAATAAAATGAAGGTATACCAAAAGTACTTAATAATGCTCTTACTCCTCTATCTGTTCCTTTACTTTTCAATAAGAGAGGTAAATTGTGATAGACTCTCTTGTAAATCTGTTTTCTGTAATTTTCTTGAGATGTTACTGTATTCGATCCACTTACAACCTCTATCGGTAATGTTGAAGAATTTCCTTCACTACCGGTTAAGTATGCCTGACCGGTAAACATTTCAAATAGTTCCTGGGTAGATCTGTTACTATTGTATAGTTTGACTCCGAAATTTTTTAAAGCATCATCAATAAGATCTTTAGATATACCAAAGTCAAGTCTGTTATCTGAGTTATATTTATCTGTAACGTTCTTGGCATAGATCCATAAGTTATCGAAATGTTGAGCTACCATATGAATAAAGGTAGTATACTTTACGTTGCTAGGATCTTCTCTTAAGAATTCTGGTACTGTGTTTATAAGTTGGTTAGGATTAGTATTATCAAAATCAGAAGCAGATATAAGTTGGCTGTTATACCATGATCCTGTTGCAGATCCTATTACCGGTATATATGGTTTATCGGTACCTGTTTTTGGCCAACTGTAAGAACTAGATTCATAGTATAAGAATCTATCGTAGTGGTCAAAGTTAGATAGTATAGTATTAATAAGACTATCGTAATGCTCTACACTTTCATTAGAGTAGTTACCAGCTGAGCTTATATTATTGCTTTGAGATTGGTAGCTATTAATTAAGTCTAATTTATATTTAAAGTTTCTTAATCTCTCTTCTGCTGAACTAAAGTTAATAAAAGAGTTATAGTCGGAATGTTCAATAGATAGAGAAGCTCCTTTTTCTTCAAATAAAGATTTAACTTCGTAATAAGAATTAGTAACTGGGTAGCTAAATGCTTCGTCTATACTTAAATATTGAGTAGGGCTTGAAGTACCTTTACCCTCCTGTATGTTAAAGTTAGGACCTTTTAAGTACTTAACTTTAGGTTCAGTAAGTACAACTTCTGAATCTACTCTATATGCAATTGAATCATTAACTTGAGAGTTAATACTTAGTTGCTGTTTAACTTGTATATCGCTAGGAAGCTGGTTGTAAAGTTTTACTACAACAGAAGTGTCTTCTTTATAGTCTAATGTATCTATATTAGTACAAAGTAAAAGTCTATTCTTACCTAAGTTAAGATAGAATGTTTCAGCGTCTGATTCAGTTAGAGAGGTTTTAATTTCTGCTGTACTAGTTTCTACTGATTCTTTATTTGCTCTGGTGGTAATTAATCTTATCTCTTTTCTATCAGGAGATATTTCTTCTATAAAAAACTTTAATTTAGAATTATCTTGAGTGTAGTAGTCGTTTAAAAAGTTATAATAAAGGTATACATCGCCTGCTTCATATCCTCCTAGTTTTACATCATCTTCTGTTCTTAGAGTTAATGTAGATAAGCTATCATTTAAAGTAGACTCACTATCTTGATTTGATCTAAAGTTAGTATAGTTGTTTATAGACTTTAGTAACCTACCGTCTAAGGTATAGTAATGAAGCTCTATAAAGTTTGAAAACTGATTAAAAGTACTGTTAACTTTAAAGTCCTGTAGTAGCTCGCTATCAGCAGAACTAAAGCTATCTATCTGAATTATCTCAGAAGGTTGTACTGGTATAAAGTTATAATTATACTTCATTAAAATTTTCTATTAACAGTCAGCTACAGTTTGTACCTGTCCTCCTGCATTTACTGCAATCGATTTAGTTTCTGGTCCTGATCCAAAGTTTCCGCTATAACTTAAATAATTACCGTTAACAGGTGACCCTGAAATTTTAAGTACATCGTTTACTTCTGGGTAGTTATTGCTTTGTCCATTACCGGAGTCTTTATGTATATCTAAAGTTCTATTATAAGTTCCATTACCAACTACACCGCATGCTGTTGATGCGTCTGCATCTCCTCCACTAGTAGTTAAGTTACTACTTACTGAGAAGAAGTTATTATTACTAAAGATAGCTAAGTTTGTAGGTGTTGGTGTATTAGTAGGTGTTGCTGTAGGTGTTGGGAATACCCAAGTAGCAAATGCTTGTTCGCCATCACATGTTCCGTTTTCTACTTCTACGATAGACCTTGTAACGTCGTTATCGTCTATTCTAACATTTATTCCTGCATCCAGAGATGCTTTTGAAATGTTGGTAGGTGAATTAACGTATCCACCACTTCCGCTTAGGTATATAGAACCTGAGGACGGATTACCATTTGCTAATGGAGCTTTTACTATCTTATAAGTAGTATCTGATTGGTGTGCGTTTCCAAAATTAGCTCCGTTGAAATCCTTAAATTGTGCCATTTTATATTGTATTTACGTTTGAAAGTTCTTGTTCTAGTTCTTCTATAGTTTCGTTTGCTTGTAAAATTTGTTCTCTTAAATTAGTTATTTCGTCAAGAAGAGGCTGTATATCGCTGTTATCTTTTTCAAAAGTTACTAGTTTAGAACTCTCTTCTATTAGAGTAGTATGCGATGAATCTCCTTCTAAAGGAATATCCATATAAAGTTTATTATATAGTCTAAATAATTCAAAGACTGTGTCAGTTTCTATTTCGTCAACAGGTTGAGTAAAAGTTGTAAACTCCCTTGAAATTACTTTTTCAAGTTCGTTTTTCTGTATAGCAGTTTTTTGTATACTTATCTTTTTAGCCATTTCTAACAACTTTAAAACTTATATTATTATCTACGACTGTATTAGTTCCGTCTAATTCTGTTTTTATTAAAACTCTATAATGTCTTTCTGGTTGAAGACCATCCATATGTACATCAAAAAAAGGTCCTGTCGCATCGCAACTTATCTTAGTATAAGAGGTATCAAATGGAATAATCATTTCTTCTGTAAATTCATCTCTTATGCCCCAGTATGATGCAGCTGGTAAAGCATAGTTCGTAGTATAAGAAGAACCGGTAGTAAAAGTTCTAGTAGGGTACTTAGGACGTGCTTTTAGTCTAAACCTCTGTTTTCCTTCATCTACATACTTTCCTTTGTTATTAGTTATATTAATAAAGCTTTCGTCTGTATCAAGAAGTGAAAGTGATCCTGTAGAGTATGAACTATCATCCCATTTAAATTCAACGTAAGGAGGGTATATAGTATTAGTATCGTTACTATAATACTTAAGACGTGTATAAGAAGAAGTTGAAAATTCTAAACTATCTTGAAGCTTTACTATATAGCCGTTATTGTTTATAGATTCACTATAATGAAGCGTAACAGCATTGGTAATATTAATGTCTACATCATGATCGTCTCCTACATTATAAAGTTTAGAAGACTCTAAATTAACACCTGCAGAACCGGTATACCACGCTCCTCCGCCTCCGTATCCTAAAGATCCTACTGGACCATATGAACCTGTAACTCCTGCTACAGTAGCGTAAACTGGGGTAGACCATTTAGTACTATCTGCATCAATATATCCTGTTGGAAAAGACCACGCTACTCCTGAGTTATCAACGGGGACATCTCCGTACTTACCTACACCAGGTGTGTAGCTATCATATACTGGGTAAGAATATAAAGTGTAAGCTTGAGGAAGTTCGTATGCTGAAGCTAAAGATAAATGTAGTGAAGCAGTAAAAAGGTTAGCTCCTACTTTATCATTTATAGTTGACTTAATGTCTTCAGTTTTTACTTTTACTATAATTCTAGAAGCCTGCCCTACTCCTGCTACAGGGTAGCCTCCGATTTCATTTATTTCATCTAAACCAGCGTTACCTGTAATATTTTCAGTGAATATAAAAGTATCGTTTTCGGGAAAAATTCTATATATTGCCATTTTATATAATTGTTACTCGTCCTTTAATGTCTTGGTTAGGGTACTTTATTTCAAAAATACAAGGATCATATGATGGGTACACTGTATTATTTTTTGTAGCTCCTTCTATATCATAAGCGTAAGCTGAATAAGTTGCACCTGTGCTGTCCTGTTTGTTAGTTATTTTTAAATTTTGTACTGTTTGTACGCCTTTTACTTTATCTAGCAGGGTATAAATACCTGCAATATTAATAGATTGATTTATACTTCTCTTATCAATATTAAAGAAATCTTTTAATGCTACGTTACATTGGTTAATAACATCTCTACCAGAATAATTAGGTCTTAAGATTATATCGTACTCAATACCAATGTTAACGATAAAGGCATCTTTTATGTTTACAGAATCAGATACCATGATATGCTCTGATAGATAAGTTTTAAGGTTATTTTTTAACTGAGAAGATGCTGTGATAAGTTTCTTATCTTTATCATAAGCTAGTACATATAACCCTAAAGCAAAAGGATTATAGTTCTCTACCGTATTAGGATTAATATTACTGCTTAAAATCTGTTCCTGTATTACTAAAGCTTTAGCTACGCTTCCAAATTGAGGCGGTAGTGAAAGAGCTCTAACAGCATAATCATTTAATGTTACTGTTCTACTCTGTTCGTTAAAAGCTCTTAAAGAATTTTCTCTTAACTCTTCTACACTATCTCCGTCTCTTCCACCTTCTGCTGCTTTTGGATTAGTGAATGTTAAAAAAGCACTTGATATTCTAGAAGAATCTCCATTTGCTAGTACATTAAAAGATATAGTATTAAGAGTATCAGCAGGTATATTTGAGCTAACTCCTCCTCCTTTTAAGTATCTGACGGTTAGGTTAGAGTCAGGAGCTACTCCGTAAGATTTAGTATGTAGAAAATTAGAAGGGTCATATGCTTTATTAAACTTATCTCTTACATTACTACTTCTAATAGTAGTAGGGTCGGGAAGTATAATTGAGTCGTCGCTATCGTTAGTACCTGCTCCAAATTGAATCTGTAGGTTTCCGTTAGAAGTAAATCTACTTACAAACCTTTTAGGTACTTTTTGTATAGCTAAATCACTAGAAGAAGAACCAGATACAAAAATAGTATCTTGTCCAAGATAATCTACCTCTGTCCATTCGTTACCTTCTGCGTCTACTATATCTAGTATACCTACAATATTAGAGTCCTGTATGGTTAAAGTTTTAAACTGTTCTACAGAATCTATAGCAAAATTAGTACTTACTATTTCACTTGAAAAAACATCTACGTTTTTAACAAGTTTATACTCTGACGGATTGCCACTATCTAAACTATGTATAGTTACTTCGGTAGGATCGTAAGAGCTTGAAAATTGAAAATCTACCCTACTGTCAATTAAAAATTTAGTTTGAGATGAATCAGTAGATGTAATGATAGAATTTTGAGGTATAATAGCAGCTTGATTCCATTTAGGTAAGTATGGACTAGAAGAATTAGCTTGAATAATTTGAGTTATCTGTAGCTTGGTTGATGATACTCCCGTAGTCTTAGGTTTGTATCCCATCATGTATGCTAAAGAGTATAAATTTTTAGGGTCTTTAGCGTGAGTTAAAAAAGTCTCTTGAAGTTGACTGTCTTGGTAGAAGGATAATATATCTCCTACGTAAGATGCCATTTCTATAAACATCATACCTGGTGATGTAGGAGAGAAGTCATTATAGGTATTAGGGAAGTAATTCTTAGTATACTCTATTAGCTGTGATCTAAAGTCATTAAATCCTCTATTAACGTATTTTATTTCTCTATCTTGAGCCATTATTGATCTATATTTATTAGGATTTCGTCTTGAATACTAGAGTTTATAATTTTATATTTAAGGTATACTCTAAGTGTATTATTATCCGGGTCACCGGATATCTCAAATAATGTTTTTTTAACTCTAGGAAAAAATGTCCCTATTTCTGATATTATACGTGCTTTCAGTTCTATAATAGTATCCTCAGATACATTATCAAAAAGTAGCAACCTTATATCAGAGCCAAATAAGGGATTAAGGTATCTTTCTCCTTTGTTTGTTAAGAAGTAGTTAATCAGGTTAGCTTTGATAGCTTCTTTAGTAGTGTAGGTTGTATTAAAGACAGCGTTACCAGAGAATGGTAGGTTAACACCTACACCTACTGATGTTCTTATATCTAACGGATCTTTTTGTTCAAACCTTACTATCATCTGTTATCTTCCTTGTCTATCTTTTTCGTATGATTTATCTAATATAGACTTTGCTTTACTTACAAAATCTAACTTAGAGATATCTATACCTGGCATTGGTCCAGAGTTTTCTGTTAATCCCATACCCGTTGCTATATTAGAAGCAAAATTTGGTTTCATAGGTCCAGGATTATTTATCATGTTATTGTAATCTTGACTAGACATTTCTTGTCTTGTGTTTTCTAGCATAGCATCTAGAGAAGCACTCTTACCAGTTGACCATCTTTTAGGTTGGTTTTTAGGTACCTCTTTGTAGGTAGCTTGCTGCGGAGTACTAGCTATTTTTACTGCTTCGGAGATTACGTCTTGTAACTCTTCCTTAACAGCAGCTCTTACTTCTTCTCGTATGATTTTTCTTAATTGATCGAGTTTCATATATATAAATAGTTAAGTTATGGAAGTTGTTTATTATTTTTTTTACATTACTCTGTTTATCTGGTATTGGTTTGCACCAAACTCTCTTAATTCGTTTCGTATTTCATCATCATCAAATCCTTTAGCGACTAACTGTCTATACTTTTTCTGCACTTCTGGATATCTTCTGGTTATTCTTTTAGGTTTACTCGGCAGTGGAGTAGGAGTGACTACGGGTAAAGGAGTAGTGGTTGGACTAGTATTTGTCTCGCTACTGCTATCTTCTTCTATAACATCTAAACCTAGCTCTACTGTAGCTCTTTTCTTAAATATATTTTCTATTGAAGTACTTGCTGATTTTTCTACGGTAACAACGTTATTTGTTTTTAATTGATTGAGTCTAAATTTTACTTCCTCAACTAATATTTCAGGGCTACTAGCAAATGATTTAGGGCCTGTTAATACAGTTATTCCTCTAAAGTCTATAGCAACAGCTTGTCTTCTAGCTGAGATAGGAGGTGAGTCCGGATCTTTTAATACTTTTATTGTATATGTTTCTCCGCTCTCAGATATAAAGGTGATTCCTTTAACATATATATCATCAGTTTTAGATTGAACATCGTCTATTATTTTTCTTCTTTCTTCATCAGTTAAATCTTGTTTAGAGTAACAGGCATCTATTAATCCTTGAATTATAGTAACTATAGCTAAAACAGGTGCTATACTATTTTTTGTTGTTATTACAGCAATTTTTATAGTCTCTTTTACTTCTTCTAAATCTTCTAGTCTTTCTTCTGCTCTTCTAATTCTCTCTTCTAATTTAGTTAAGTTTGTTGTTTTCTTAGCACCAGTAGGGGTACCGGTTGTACCTGTTATAGGACTAGCGACGAAGTCAGGTCTATAATGAAACTGTATGTCTAAATATATTTGCAATGCTAATATAGCAGCATCTAATAATATGGGAAGTTTTTCTATTCTATCAATTACTTTTTGCACTCTACTAAGAACAGTTTCTATAGCATCTAGTTTCTTTGTAAGAGCTTTAAGCTTTGGAGGTGGTGGACAGGTATCAGAAAGTTCAGATAAAACGTCATTTACTATAGAAAAAACTCTAGCGATTACAAGTGCTCTAGCCATTCCTAAAACAGTTATAGCATACTCTGCTAGCTTTGATTTTATTTTCTTCTTAAATGTATGTGGCATTACTCTGTATATACTTTACGCGATTTCAATAATGACGCTCCGTTAGGGTTAATCTGTTGGTCTAATTTCTGCATAGCAATTACTACTGAAGGACCTATAAGGTTAATATCCGGTATTGGACCTCCGCTGTTCTTGGCTTTAGATAAACCTTTACCTATATCTATCATAGTGTCTAAAAGAGATTTAAGGAATAATTCTAAAGCTTCTCCTTTTATAACAGGCTGTTGTTCAGTCCTTTTAGCTTGTTCGCCAAGGTAGATCTTTTTAGCATCTAATCCAATATAGTCTTCTGAGTCAATAAATGTCTGTTTAGATGATATACCTAGAGAGTTAGTTGCTGTAAATATTATATCCTCTTCTGTAGAATTAAAAAATAGTCTACCGCTATTAAGTATAATCTGTTTACCTTCGTAAGCATCAGAAAGAATAGGTCTAGTTTTAGCTCCTGCAAATTTTACTTTTGACTGTTTAAGCGGTATAGTGTGTTGAGAGGTTAGGTATATAGAAGAGTCATCTTTGTTTATATCTTCTACGTATAATTCAGTTACTTCTAACTCTTCATGTCCGTTAGTAAGGATAGTAATAGGCTTTTGCTTATTAGAGTTATTAGTTAAAGTATTCATAGGAGACTTAGCTCCTCCAAATCTAATAGAGTTACCTAACCTACCCTGTATAATAGTGTCCCCGTTAAAAGGGTAAAGCGGTCTAACTTTACTATTTTCTTCATATTCGTATCCAGGAGCATCTTCATCTTGAGGTTCACTTTCTTTTTCTAAAGGTAAGTAATTTATATCGTTATAAATTCCTAATATAGAAATATAGTAATCATATTGAGACAGCTCTTCTGACTCTCTTGGGCCTTTTACTAGCAGTACTACTTCATTAATAAGAGGAAGTGTATTATTAAAAGAGTTAATAGGAAAAGCATACGGTAGAGTTTTAGTATCTTCTACGTCGATAGATTGAGTAAGGTTTACATACTTAATTACTCCTATGCCGTCTATAGGTTTAAATTTACCTGATGTTATTTCAGGATGGTTTTTATCTAATATAATATCCTTTACTCTTACCGGTATTATATTATCGGCAGATATACTGTTTATACTAGATAGGGGGTTGTTAAATTGCATCCTCTCCTTCTTCAGGTTTTTCTACTTCTTCTATTTCGTTTTCAATAGCTTCTTGTTCATCTAATAAGTCTTGAAGATCAGAAAAGTCAAATTCACCTGATTCACCTTTTGCAGCTGCAGCTTCTATTCGCTGGATTACTGTAGCTAGTTTAATTAAGTGTTCATCGTTTTTTACTCCTATCTCCATATACTCTTTTATCATAGGTACAATTAGAGTAGCATCGCCAATATTTTCTATAAGTGGTTTAAGTTCTCCTATTAGCCCTTTTACCTGTCCTTTGGTTTCTTTAGAATTGTCGTATATTTCAGAAAAAAGATCAGATAACGTTTTGCCTTTAAATATTTCTTTATCTAAGCTCATATAATAGTTTTATTATAAATAGATTATATGTAACTATTGTTCAAAAGTCCTTGATCGTACATCTTTTGGTATATAGCGTACCATTCTTTTTTAAGTACGTTTACTACTTTAGTCAGAGTAGGAGTATCGCAATCTGTCATTTCTCTTATATAAATGTAAAGTGCTTTCTTTTTAAATATTTCTATATCGTTTCTAGTTTTGAATACCACGAGAACAGCATCAGCTATCTTTCTATCAGAAGGTTTTTCGAAAAGCTCGTCTAATCTTTCGTACATATCTGATATCCAGTTATCTAGAACTAGTATAAGTGTTTTTCTATTTACTGAGTCTATATTACTACCTGGTTCATAAGATTCTTCCATTTCAGAGAACTGTCCTATTCTCTTTAACTTCTTATAGTTCTTATTATTGTAGTTAATTAACCACCTTTTAACAATAGTACCGAAATAAGAATATGCTTTAGCTCCATTTGTAGGATCAAACTTCATTATCTTGTCTTCTAGTAATACAGCAACGAGTTCGTGCTTTAAATCTTCTATTTTGTCTACATCTGTATAGTAGAACTTAAAAGTATGTATTATATTTTCAGATAGTTTATAAAAAGGGATGTAGATGTGATCAGTAAAGATTTTGTTTCGATAGTCTTGATCAGTAGACTCATTATATTTTACTATGTATTCTTCAGTTTCTTTTGTAAAGTAATTAGCTTTCGCTTTTTTTCTTGCCATAATTTTCAGGGAGCATATATCGGTTTAGCTCTTTTTGTACGTTTTCCATTTGTTTAAAAAAATAACCGACCTCATCGTCTGACTGAAATGTACCTTTCTGATCAAGATTCTTTAGGTGCTTTTGACCTTCGCCTACGGCGTTTGATATATTTTGTAAGTATTGTACTTGGTCTTGTACAACATCTTCATAGTTTTCTACTTTTCTAAGTAGATTATATACAATATATGATAATATTCCGGAAAAAGCAACTAGACTTCCGAGAATTACGTAAAATAATGTTGGATTTATTTCCATTTTATGAATTTATAAGTTTTTTAACATGTTTGACAGGCCGTCTGATGAGTTTACCCGTCTACCTGTAGTAGATTTAGTTTTGGTAACTTTAGATTGAGTATTTCCTCCGGTATTTAACCACATATCGTACTCAACCTTAGAGGCTAAGAAGTCTGCTGTGTGTAATACTGAGATAATAGAAGTTTTTTGTCTAGATGACTGTACGTTACTGAAAAAGTACGCTTCATTAGCTTTATCAAACACTCCATCATGGCATCTAATAGCTAAAAACTCTTTTTGACTTACTTTTATACCAAATTTCTGTAGGATAAATAAAGACCTGTCGGGGATTAACATAAAATCCAAGTTAGGATTAAAAGTATACATCTCTGAAAGCTTATCTTGTCTCCATTTATCAGTCTGAGGTATGTAGTTGGGTACGTCTCCATCTCCAATCTTACCTAAATCGTGGAACAATGCGGCAAATACCAGTTCTTCTTCGGTGAAATCAATAGAACCACCCATTTCTTCGTATAACCTAGACTGTTTTACCGCAAATTCCACTACTCTGTTAACATGATCGACATATCCTCCTGCAAATGCATTATGATACCAAGTTTTTCCACTAGCAGGTGCCATAACATATGTATCTTCCATATGATTAAGCATTGAAAGTATGCTTTCCTTACGATCTCCTATATAAGTATCGATAATCTTAAGATGCTTTTGGTAGTTTTTAGATATTTTTTCTGCCGATAATGCCATATTATATTAATTCTTTATTATATTATATTATTACTATTAATTTATACTTATATTAACTTATATATTATATAATATTTTATATATTAATTAAGATAATGTTTTAAAAGCAGAAAAGCAACTATTTTACAATAAATTTTTCTAAATACTTAGATTTAGTTACTGAACTTGCTCCTGCATCCCAATTTACTCTCATATAAATCGTAATAGTATCACCGATCATCTGTGGAATAAACGGTCCTAAATAACGTCTAGTAGTAAATTTATTATTTTTTTCTCTAAAATACAACTCTGTACGTTGAGCTATATTAACCTCTATACCTTTGAACTGAGTAAGAGCTAGATCCGTATAATCAACCGGTAAAGGGATACCTGTAGATGTAACTGGTCCAAACGGAGAGTATATAGCCTGCTGTATTACTAACGTATCTCCTATCTTCCATGAAGTATTACTATCGAACTCTGCAGTTACTACCGATGAATTATTATATTGATATTGAGGGTTAGTTTTATCTGCATGAACATCTACGTAAAAGTAAGGTAAATACTCACCTGTCCAATCTAACTCTACATGGTAATAACCGTTACTATCTTTATCTCTATGAAACTCTATATAACTACTACAATCACCGCTTTCGCAAACAGCAGGTAAAAGGGGTTCGGGTGAGCATGAGAGGGTAAGGTAGAATATAAGGCCTACGGCCGCCGCGCGAAACGCGCGAAGTTGCCACGAAAATTTTTTACTTATCATCTTTACCAGTATAACGTTCTCCTAATCTTTCGATTACAGCCTTCGCTTCATCTACAGTCATTCTAAAGAATTCCCTTTTATTGTTAACTCTAAAGGATTCACAGTATCTATGAACTTCTTGTTCTAACTCGATACCATTGTAACAGCCAAAGGCCCAAGCTACCTCGAAGTCTTGTGCGACTCCGGTAGAAGCATTTATCTGCTTTACTCTCTTAGACGGAGCATTCTTAGTATAACCTATCTTAACCATACCGGGTATAGTAGGATTGGTAAGTACATATACATATTGTTTAGACGTATCTGGTGTATATGTGAGTCTATTAGAACGTGCCGTATAGTATGTAACGTCTTCCCATCCATCTTCTGCGGTATATCTCTCTGATGTACTGGGAGTAATAGTATAGAATTTAATTGGGGAATCTGTGAAGTCCTCAGTGGCTTTGATTAAGCCTTCAGCTTTTTCTTTAGATATTCTTTGTATCATATATATAACCTTTATTTATACCTTAAGATAAGAAAATTATCTCAGACAAACAACTTATCCACAGTTATCTCTTGTACTGTTTTTTCATATAATACATCTATAGTCTTTTTTATTAACCCACATCTTTCATATTGTTCATATTCTTCAAAAAATATCCTTAGATCATCTAATCTTAAAATGAGATTTGGAACATCATATGAATCCCCTATAGTATATACTCTATCTTCTATTGCTTTTAAATCTAATCTTTCAAGATAACCATAAAGTTTATGAAAATACTTATATTTAACAGTAGGTCTTACTCTTTTATACTGTGTTGGATTGTTTTTCATATATAACATATCCATAACAGCATAGTTATCTATACCTCTGGTAACCATATTAAGAAGAACATAAGGATTATTAAGAGTATTTTCAACTCCATGCTCTTTATACACTTCTTCATCTCCTTTTTCAAAGAGAGAAAATAAAGAATGTGGGTCTAACTGTTGCATATACCATAAATAGTTCATATATTGTAATATAGGTTAGGTTAGTATAGATGAAAAAACTAAGTGCAGTAAAGATTACAAGGTTTTTTAACTATTTGAAGCAGTTTAACCAAGGAATTCTAGATAAAATTTTAAGATCTACTATTAAGCTCCAACAAGAAGATAAGATTTTCTATGATTCTCCTGCTTTAACTAGATATCAATACATTTATAAGCATATGGAAAAGAAATTTACTAAGAATACCTCTATTATTATACAAGGTCCTGTGTATGATAGTGAGTTTGTTACTAAAAACTACCGATACTATACTGATTTAGGGTATCAAGTTGTGGTATCTACTTGGGATAGTGAAGGAAAATGGCAAGAAGCTATGCTACCTGATGATATTTTAGTGTATTCTGAAGGAATGGAGTATAGATCTAGGGTAATCGATTTTCGTCATCCACATTTTAGCGCTGAAAAAGGTGAGGATGTATTTGCTTCCTGTACTAATTACTATCAAGCTCTAAGCATACTCAATGGTTTTAATCTTATAAAACCCGAAGGTAATGTAATAAAGATTAGAACTGATGAATTTTACTCTGATCTAAAAGAAATTGAACAGAAACTAGATCAAATGACGTATCCTCAATTCATCTGCGGTGATACTTTTGCTATACCTGGCGAACAGCCATCGGATCATATTATAGCTACTACTGGTCAAGCATTATACGATACCTGCAGGTTAATTGTTAATAAGTATAGGAGTACTATTATGCTTACCAAAAGAAATTGCTTTGATCCATACAAAGAAGGGTACACTATCGAAGAAGAGATCTTTAATGCATTTATTTTAAGTACTGGTGTTTCAACACATACTTGTGATATAGAGGATATATTCGACCAATACTGTGTTATTATAAAGAAAGAAGATTTTGGAGACTATATAATTAAGTGGAATACTCAAAATAAAGTATTTACTAATATTAAGTAGATGCCCGACTATACTATTCATAGAGGATTATTTAGTGTTGAGTTCTGTGATAGAGTAGCTGAGACATTTAAAGATAATTCTACATATGCGCCAAGAGGTGATTGGAATGCATATGATGTTAGTAAAGGTCCCCTATATACGGAAATTCTTGAAAATTTTTCTCCCGTGATTCCCTATAAATTTAATGAAAAGTGGATCAATATAACTGAATACAATAAAGGTGATAGTTTAAGAAACCATAGAGACATGGATTCAAGTTTAACCCTAGTTTCGGAAATCAGAAGTGCCAGTAGCGGAGGACGTTTTATCATTAATAAGAATACCTATATAGAGCTTAATAAAGGAGACGTAATAACGTTTAATGGAAGTAATATAATGCATGGAGTGGAGACGGTATATAGAGGGAGTAGGCTATCATTGAATATGTGGACGTATCCTAATACTACTAAGATTATATAAATATATAAATATATATTACTATATACTTAAAATCTATAATTTTTATGCGAATAGGTCTGGAAGAAACACGCAGACGACCAACCCTTTAGGGAACTATACTGTCACTGTTATATCACCTTTAGGTCAACCTGCCGGAGGAGTTACCGACTAATTCTTGGATGGGAGTAAGAAGACAACTATAAGGCCTATAATAGAGAGACCTATAACATATATTGGATTGGTAAGAGCTATATGTAGCCCTAGTACTAATGCCTCTATAATAAGACCCATTATGGCTACCAGCATTACTATAACGCCTATGGTACCTATTGTATATAATATATCCTTATTAAGCTTCATATGTAGATATTATATTATCGTACTGAGCTTTAGTCTTTATCCTATGCTCTTTCTTTAACACCTGAGGATTATAATGCCACTCTATACATTGCAATTGATGTAGGAAGGACATCTTATTGATAACCTTTGAGGGTATAAACTCTGTCATCTGTACGTTTAAATCGTTAACTATGTCTATTGTATTCATATCTATAACCGTTTTAATTTACCTTAATATATGAATAATATCTCGAATAGGCAACTATCCTAAGCTTTTTACATTATCCGTAACGGTATCATTTATCTATTAAGAATACGGTAATCA